GTCGGTAATTGTTTGACCATTACATTGAACAAAATTACTTGGTAAAGCAGGTGTTCCACTCAAATTTTGCAACCAAGCCACTACACAACCAACAGGAACATCTCCCAATGAACTTGATGCCCAAGAAGCACTTACAGATGAACCACCACCCGGAGCCCACGAAGCACTTAGAGCGTAACTTGAGGAAATTGATATATTTGACCAAGATGAACTAATAGATGAACTTGCCCAACTTGATGATGTTGCATTTGGATTATCTGTAAATGGAGCATAAGAAGCAGTTATAGCATAACTTGAACTAATAGAAGAAGAAGCCCAAGATGACGAATTACTTACATCGGGCATCGGAGCCCAAGAAGCAGTTATTGCATAACTTGACGAAATAGATGAAGATGCCCACGATGCACTTAAAGATTGGGAAGCGAATAAACTTGAAATTGATGAAGTAGCTAGATTTGCATTGGTGATATTACCAGTCCAAATTCCATCTGCTAACATATTATTTTGCCAATCTATTGATGGAACATAGAAAGTTTTACCAAATCCATTCGTTACATTTATCCATTGAAGTGAAGCCGGCAATTTAGAAGATGTCCAATTGATACCATCTGAGCTATATGATGAGGTTGCAGTATTGATTGTGACAGCTACAAATTTTCCATTTCCATAGGTAACACTACTCCAAAACAGTGAAGCAGGCATTCTGGAAGATGTCCAATTAATACCATCGGAACTATAAGAGGCAGTTAGAGAATTTCTTGCAACAGCTACATAAGTTCCATTACCATAAGTAACACTTTCCCAGAGACGTGAAAGAGGCATTGTAGAAGATGTCCAATTGATACCGTCATAACTGTAAGCTCCTGAAATAGAATTGTATGCAACTATAACAAATTTCCCATTTCCATACGTTATATTTTGCCAATTAAGAGAAGCAGGCATAGCAGAAGCAGTCCAATTTATACCATCAGAACTATAAGACCCCGTATTAGAACCTACAGCGACTGTTACAAATACTCCATTTCCGTAAGCCACACTCTGCCAATTAAGAGTAGCAGGCATTGAAGAAGATATCCAGTTAATTCCATCATAACTATAAGCTCCTACATTAGAATTATACGCAACTGCTACGAATGTTCCATTTCCATAAGTAATTCCATCCCATTGAAGAGAAGCAGGCATAGCAGAAGCAGTCCAATTTATACCGTCATAACTATATGAAGATGTAGAGCTGCTATTTGATACAGCTACAAATTTTTTGTTTCCATATGCAGCATATGACCAAATAAGCGGAGCGGGCATTATAGAAGCAGTCCAATTTATACCGTCATAACTATATGAAGATGTAAAAGTACTATTTGTAACTGATACAAACATCGATTGACTAGTGGCTAAACAAAGTAAACCATTACCAGAATCTATAGTTGAAGAAGATATATAACTACAACTTGTTACATTTGTTGGTGTTGGTGCCCAAGAAGCAGTTATAGCATAACTACTTGAAGTTGAATTGTTTGACCAACTTGAAGTTCCAGTCAAAGAACCTATTATAACACCATTTTGTATATTAGTAAGACCCCAAAGATTTAAAGATGCAGAAGGACCATTTCCAGCATTGGTTACTTGAGTAAATTGTAAAGAAAGATAACTCGGAAAAATACTACTACCAGTCCAATATCCAGACCCCGAAGATATGGAACCATAATTTTGATTATAAAACATATTTTGCTCAGCATTAAACTGAGCTTTTTTTACACTTGATAAGAACCAATCATTTTGAATACCAATATCAAAACCACTACAAAATTCATTATAATTATATGAATATTGATGGTAGGGAACTTGATAATATGGTCGTTGAGGATTTGCAATTGCATAAATACCTCCTGCGCAACTAACCATATGGCATCCCTCAATAACTATTTCTTGACGAACTGCATCCAATATTGCTGAACCCAAACTGAATACACTGCTTGATGGTGAATATGAAGTTCCAACTATATCACCACCACTACCAGTATTATACTGTCCAAATCCACCAAAATCACTATTAACAATTCTAGCATGGTCACAATTCAAATATAATCCTATTGCACCTCCTGAAAAAATACAATGATTTTCCACAATAAGTGCATTATCTCCACCTGCATCCGCCCACAAACAAATTAAAGAAGGTGGAATATTAGCAGGTACACCCAATTGTATAGAAGAACCAGCTACACGACCATTTTGTAAAGAATAAGAATTACCAAATGCACAATTATTAAATTCACATTGATTAAAACCAATAGCATAAACAACTGCACATTGTTGTTCCCAACACCAGAATCCGATATCATATGCACTAAAATTTACCCACGCATTATCATTTTGACCCGTAGTTCCAATAGTGATAAAAGCAGAAGCAGTATTAGGATTACTAGAACTAATTGCATTTGTACCTGTATAAATTATTTGAGTATTAAATTTTCCAGCACCTTCAATGACGTAATTAACAGGATAACCCGGTCCTCTAGTGCTATTTGGCAAAGTAATATTTGGAACAGAGAAAGAAATGGGGCTATTACAATTATATGTACCGGGAGCAAATACTAATTTACTCCCAACTGGAACACTACCACTCAACAAATCCATATTAGCAAAATTAATAGGGTCATTAATAGCGGCTTGAATCATTGGTGAACAATCACTACCGGAAAAAATTTTGAAACCACTGCTAGTTCCATTCATATCTACACAATACATTGGCTGTGGATATGCATAGAGATGTATAACAGGTTCAGTAGTAAAACCAGCAAAAGAAGCAGTATCAGCTATCAAAGCTACATCAGAAACTAATGATAATGATGAAATATTTGCATAAGAGGAAGATATAGCATTGAAAATTGTACCCTTCCAAAGACCATCTGATAATATTTGATTTTGCCAATCAATAGAAATATTGTTACTATTGTTATTACCATCATTATTTCCATAAACTACATTAAACCAACCAGACAAATTAACAGGCATCACGGAGGCAGTCCAATTGACACCATCATAACTATAAGCTGTATCTGGTGTATCTGCAATTGCTACAAATTTTCCATTTCCATAAGCTACACCAATCCAGAAAAGTCCAGAACCAGACAAAGGCATTGGAGTAGAGTACCAAGTAATTCCATCATAACTATATGCTGCAATATCACCACTATCTTCAACTGTCACAAATTTGCCATTCCCATAAATTACACTATTCCAACAATATATTCCGGGCATTACAGAAGCCGTCCAATGAATTCCGTCATAACTATAAGCTCCTGTATTAGAAGTGTTTGGAACTACTACAAATTTTCCATTTCCATAACATACATTAGTCCAATAAATGGGTGGAACTCCCGGCATTACAGAAGCCGTCCAATGAATTCCGTCATAACTATAACTCGATGTATTGGACCCATCATACGTAACTGCCACAAATTTATCATTTCCATAACACACAGAATACCATTCAAGAGAATCAGGCATTACAGAGGCTGACCAATTTATTCCATCTGAACTATAAGATGCAGTATTAACAAAATTATCTGCAACAGCTACATATTTACCATTTCCATAAGCTACACTAGCCCAATAAAGTGAAGAGCCACCGGGCATGATAGATGATGACCAATGAATACCGTCATAACTATAAGCTGATGCACTACCATTGGTATTATAATATGCAACGGCTACATATTTACCATTTCCATAAATTAAACCATCCCAACCAAAATCACCGGGCATTGTAACAACGTTCCAGTTAATACCATTTAAGCTATAAACTGCGGTATGAGAACCCTCTATGGTTGCTACAAATTTACCACTGCTATAAAGATAACTGTTACTTGAATCTATATTTGGAGTACTAATAAAAGAAGCTGATACGATTGAACCACTAAAATAACTCGCACTAATCGAAGATGATGCCCATGATGCAGATATAGCTGACGTTACTGAAGAAGTTATTGAAGAAGTAACATATGTCACTGAGGAAGTAGCAGCGTATGAAGCTGTTATTGCAAAGAAAGAATAAGAAGCAGTTTGATCTTGAGTAACAATGATATTACCAATTGAAGATGTCGGAATCCCCGCAATAACATATCCAAGACCATCTAAAAAATAAGTGGTAGAACCTGTATCAGCATATCGTTGGACTACATCTTGGTAAGATTTAGAAATATACTGATTGGTAAAATCACGACTAGGAAATTGCATATATAACCTATAATTATCTTAAGAAGTTATCTATTCCCTTTAAAATCACCCTAGCATGATAATTATATTCTGGATTAGCCTTGAAATATTCCTTTAAGATTTGAATAAATTCTTTTTGCTTTTTTTGGAAATTTCTCTTTTTTATACCAAACTGTTCACAAATTATTGCTATTTCTTTTTTTGGAATAAAAACATTAATGCCTTTTCTTTTTGATGGTGAGATAATATCAGATGGGGTTCCCTTTACATAATTTAAAATTGGATGTGTTTTAAGTTTAACAAGAGGTTTAAAAGATTGTTTTTGTTCATTGACCTTAACTTTTACAGATGTGTGTTCTTCAACTATAAAATCCGATTCCCAAGGCTTGAAATAAGTATCTTCCACAATCACTTCAAGATGCATATTACCACGGGTATTTTCATCTAATATTCCTTTTAACCGTTTAATAGGGATAATACATTTATCACCATTTAATTGACCATTGAATATCAAGTTTGGTCCAGTAGTTGATTCCACAATCAATCGTGTTATAGAATTTTTTAATGAGGCATTTTTAACATCTATCTCACACTCAAAGTTCTCATTTTTATCAGTGTATAATTTATATGACATTTTTTATTCCTTTAATTTAATATCAATATCAGAAACAGCTTTTACAACCAATTTAATATCATTAGCTGTCACCTTAAAATCTTTCTTCATTTTTTCTTCGTTATACTCAACTCCTTTTACTTTACAAATAAGTTTTATCAACCGCCTTCTTTTATTTTGCTTTTCTTGGTCTTCACCAGCTCTATACGGACTCCAAGGTTCTTCAAGCCACGGCTGAACCAATGTAGCTGCATCTACTCCCAGTGGATTGCCAGCTAAAATTTCAGCTACCAACAAACATTCTGACCATTCCCAATTGGCGTTTTTCCATAAAACGTCTGTAAATCCCCATATATAACAAATCTGGCTCATATTATAAATATATTATCCGTTAATCATACATTAAAATTAGATATTATTTTCCAAGATACTTTTTGACCCAAGGTGATAGAGGAAATCTATGAGGTTTTGATACTTTTATTATTTGTTCATCTGTGGCTTCTAATGGACTGATTGACCCTCTAAACATAATAAGATACTTATTTTGTCGTTTACCTACAATTATTGCTGGAAGATTATCAAACCCCAATGGAGAATTAGGTCCTGTTAATGGACCCTTCCCAGTTGTAAGAACAAAATCTCCCACTTTTAAATTTTCACCTTGAAATTCAGTTAATAATGATTTAAGTTTAATCATAATAGGTTATATTAAATGGTCCTTGTTTTGCCACATCACCGATTGCTTCAAATAAATTACTTCTTCTAGTCGCTAATATTTTTGTTTGTAAATATCTACGCAATGCTGCCAAGTGTTTACATAAGCCTTCACCATAATCATAAGCTGGTTTTGGTTTTCTATTAATACAACCGCTTAAACTGTCAGGTCCAATATCACTTGCACCTTTTTGAGTATCATTATAAGCAAATCTATACATGAAATCAGGACAACTACAATCAACTTTACACTCTAAATTCATAGCATCATCACTTCGTTCTACTCTACCTTTTAAGAATGTAATATGACCTTCAAATGGTTCATCAGTTACAGTGGTTTGTGGACTGGATTTATATCTGAAATTCCATTGTTCTAATCCCTCTTCAATACTAACAGGAATAGAGCGAACTCTTACATTTGCTGCACGTTCTTTTCTTTCAGGAGTTGTTAAAGCTAAAAGTTCTTTATAAGTCATTGTTTCTTTAAGAAATATTCCTTCCTGTAACAAATTTTCAATTCTTCCACTCGTATCATCTCTAATTGTGTCACAATTCTTTTCTATTGCAAAATTCTTCATTGCTTTTATTTTTTGTGGAGAAGGCGGAAATCCTTTTTTATAATTATATGTCAGAATATCACCATCAAAATAACCAACTTTGACAACTCTAACAAATCCCAATTCATACATTCTATTATAAACACCCACATCATCATAATCACCATAAGATAATTTTTTTCCCATATTCTCTAAATAATTTCTTGCCCAATTTGCATGTCCTTCCCACGGAACTCTTTGAAACTGTAAATTTGGTTCTAACCAATAATATTCATTCTCTTCTCTTTCGTTTAGAAGAATTTGTTGAACAATTTCTTTTAGAAGCAATTTTAATTCACTTCTTTTTATCAGTGTAGCATTCTCAAATACAATGAATTTTGGACGCCCAGCGCCAAATGTATTAATTAGTTTTTGATAAAGTAATTGTGGTATGTCATCTTCTGATGGCCTTCTATTACCAAATTTTCTAAGTTCATGTGCAGGAAAAACCACAGATATTGTATTCTTTTTAGCATCATACCAACCTCTAAAATAATTTTCTCTATCAATACCAAAGTTGATACCATGCGTTTGTCCTTTTTTGTAGCGCAATATGTCATTTTTATAAATCCAACACCAATTTTTCCACGAAATATCTTCACCATCTTCATCTGACTGTCCTATTGACCAATAAGAGAGAGCCAATGCTTCTTTTTCAGCATCTGACATATTATCATGATATGATTCCTTAAAAATAAAATCGGTCATATTGATATAAATATAAAAATTTTAAAGGTTAGTTGGAGTAGTTTTAACTATGGAATAATATACATCATTATTTTCACCATAATCATATACATCCTTTACTAAAATTCTTAAAATTTTCTCACCCGGTACATGCCATTTTCCATCAGGTGGACCAGCATGTTTTAACCCACCAAGACTGGTAGCTGCAAATACATTTCCCTTACTACTATGAAGTATAATCAACAACCCTTTTGATATTGGATGAAAAATTGAAAATTGAATTGAATAATCAATAGGTAAACTCTGTACTATTTTCCATAGTTCTTCTTCATCATCAGGTATTAACTTTTGTGGAGTTGGTTCACCAAACTGTTCTTTAAAAATACAATATACAATCTCTTTAATAAGTTGTTTAAGTTGACTTTGCTTCATATTCTAATATAAATATTCAATTTTTATTGAATAAATGCAAAAGAAAAGAGCCGAAGAAATTCGGCTCCTTTGTATTCAAATATTAAAATTATTCTGCATTCACTTGAATTACAAAATTATTCCATGATGATAACCCACCTATAGGATTATCACCATAAGTAGTAGCTTTCCAAAGTGCCCAACTAGCTTCATAACCAACAGTACGATTAGTAGTCCTAACAGTAACAATATTTTCATTAATATTCCAAAAGATTTGACCAGTACTGGCACCACCCACGGTTGCTGCGCCATTAATAGTGCTAATATCTAACAATGACCCTGATTGATAACCACTAGTCCCATCATTATTAATACACAAGATTCCTACTCCTGTTCTAAAAGGAATAAACGGTAACGAAATATTGTACATATATGGTCCACTTGCAAATGACGCAGTAGTTGTATATCTCAAAACAGAGGTTGGTGGTGCCCAAGATGATGACATAGATGAACTTGCCCAAGAACATGAAATCTGTTGTTGTGTTAATAACGTCCAAGATGAGCTTATAGCATAGCTTGAACTAATTGATTGATCTGCAAATGAAGCAGATGTTAAAACTAAAGATGCTGAAGTATCACATAAATGGATAGATAGATTTGTCATAATATTTTAACTGTTAAATATAACTTTATTGCACTATAAATATCTAAAAATAAAATATTATTTCAAATTTCTTTCTTTATTTTAACCTAAATTTTTTTTATTTATAGCCACAAATCTCATAGTACTTTTATGATTAAGTATATAATCTTTTAAATCAGTAAAAATTCTTTGCCTAAAAATATAACTTGGAAGAGAATTTTGGTCATACAAAAGACCTGTAGTATAAAAAATATAATCCTTTTGAGGTATATAATCACATAATTTTTCTATATTCCAACCAAGTTCTATACATTCATTTCTATGTGTTTCAATAAATAAATCTACAGCATCGTTTGATAATGTTTCTTGAGCTTTTTCAAGTATTGGTACTTCGTATCCCTCTACATCTATTTTTATTAAATTTGGTTTTATATTATTTGATTTAACAAAATTATCTAAGGTATCAATATTAACTTCATGTATTTTAGCATTTTCAGGATTACTATTAATCTCAGCATCAGACACTTTAAAGTTTGGGTCGTTTGTAAATCGTGCCATATTAGTATTGTGATAATAACATTTTCCAACATAATTATTTAACCCAATTGGATGTGTACTTAAATTCCAATTATTTAATTTAGCAGTATTTTGTAATCTCTCACAATGAGAACGAATAGGTTCTATTGAATAACATCGATGGTCTTTTACTAAAGAACAATATACCGAAGAAACTATTCCACAATATGTTCCAATATCAATAAAAACACTCGGAGAATTTTCTATACAATATAATTTAAAAGCTGTCATTTCAGAAACTATTTCTGGGTTTGAATTCCAGATAGATTCTGGTCCCACTTCAATACACTTATACCGTCTATGCCATTCATAAATATTATCGTCCATTTTCCATTCTACACCATGTACATTCGCTATTTTCATAATTTTTGATTTATATTCCATAGATATCAAAATTCTACAATAAAATCTAAACAAGAATGAAATAAAATTAAATAAATGCAAAAGAAAAGAGCCGTATTTCTACGGCTCCTTTTTTGTTTAATTGATTATCTGTTAAGATTATACCGTGTCCAAATCGGCAATGTAAATCTTGCCATAGAATTCAGGACGAACAATCTTCTTCGCGTAACGGGTCATTACACCACGTCTTGGCGTGAAGTTCACAGGGTCATACACTAACGGTGTCTGAACCAATGGAATGTATGGAGCATATACTGCACCAGTTTCCAAGAAGTTATTACCACGGAAGCCCATTAGAATGATATTATCAGTCATATATGGGTTCTTGTAAACTTGGAACCTTGAAGCAAATGAACCAACCCTTGAAACGCCCATAGCAAACTTTGCTTGGTCGCCATCGGTATTCACTACGAATCCCGGAATAGATTCAAGAACAGTTGCCACTGTTGGGGAGATAACCATGAAGTTAGCACCACCACGAAGCGTCAATTGGTGAATCCTGTTGGATACCTTTTGAATCTTGTTACCAAGAGTTTGGTACCATGTTGCCTTGGTGTAGTAACCACCAGTACCTGCCGTTGTTGTTTGAACGAATTGGTAAGTACCAGTTCCAGTAGGAACTATTTCCGTATTAAGCCTTGCACTCCAACGTTCAATATTGATAGGTAATACTGCGTTAATCAACATATCAAGAATTTCAAGGTCAATTTCCATTGAAACATATTCAGACAACAGAGCAGTCAATTCTGCTTCTGCGTCAATGCTATGATAAGCATTCAAGTCTTGAGCAAGTTCAGGAGTCCAGACAGCTTTCAACTTACGTGTCTTAGCTACGATTGGTTCGGAGTTAAGTTGCAAGTTTACTTCTGGAATACCGATATCCTTGTTAAGACCAGTATCAGTAGTTGACTTACCTGTTCCATAAACAAATCCCGTATCAGTACCAGTAGCATTAGCATTGTTTGGATTATCTTCGAAGTCACCACGGTCTTGTGGGCTTGGTTGAACTGTGTAATAAATATTACCAGTGAAGGAACCAGTAGCACCAGCCGAAGCTGATAAGACAAACTGGATTTCACCAACCTGAGCACCACCAGCATCGATACCAGTACCCACTACAAATTTTGTAAATGGTGGGAAATACATAGGACCGGAGCCGGCAGCACTACCTGATTGAAATGAAGCAGTTAGCCCTGCTGTAGATCCAGTAACAATGCTATATGGCATGAATGAACGAACAGCTAATGGGTCAAACGGATTACCTTGACTAGTCGTAGTACTATAAAAATTTGAAGTTTTAAAAGTAATAAGCTGATTGTTATTAAACGATGCTGAAATACTATTCAAAATTCCTTGTACTGAACCAGATGAGGCATATTGAGTATAATAATTAGCCAACCAGTCAATATCTTCCAATGTTGATGTAGCTGCACTAAATGTTACTGCAGTTGCAGCTTTTTGATTAATGGTGTAACCATATCGGCCTGCGCCGTATAGACCACCGCCGAATGTATCAGTAGAACCTAGTTTAGCACCAGTACCACCGAACAATGATTGATAATATGAACCTGATGTATCGGCAGGATTACCACCGTGAGGTGAGCCATACTTGAAATCCAAGTAGAACACAAGACCAGATGGGAGGTTCATAGGCTGAACGGATACGAATTCCTTCGCAGCAAATTCAGCAAATACACGTCTGACCAACGGGAGAGCTACGCCAGCCCACTGTTCAGAGTTTGCGGAAGTACCAGTAGCAGTTGCTTCTTCAATCAGTTGTTTAGCCTGATTTTCGAGCAAGACCGACATATTGGACTTCTCAATATCACTCTTAATACCATCAAGAAGACCGGTTTTATCCCACTTGGTCACAAGACCACGGGTTTCCTGCATCAAACGAGCTTGAGGATTGAGAGTGTTTGTTAACAATGATTTAATATTTTCCATATATTGTTTTTTCTCTATTTTTATTTTTTGCTCACTAGATTATTACTTCTTTTCAGGAGTAGTAGTCTTCGGTGTATCTTTGATTCCAGCGAGCTTCTTGAATCTAAGAGCCATCTCATTACCTTCAGTAATTAACTTGGAAGGTTTTGTTGATGACACCGGCTTTGATGCGAATCCTTCGGTAATTTGCTTAACTTGTCCCTTTTGCGAAACCGGTTTTACAACCGATTTTACAGAGTGGGTTTTTGTCATTTGCGTACCGAAATTCAAGGACTCCGCCAATAGGGCGTAGGCCAGCTTGACTTCACGAACACTTTTTGTTAGGTCAAATGATTCAACGATTTTCATACGATATGAATCGTCCAAAACACCTGCGAATTCTTTAAACAACTTGTTCGTGTAAAGTAGTTTAGCATTCAACAGATTGACCTCATTAATTTGTCCACGGAGGAATTCAATGGTTTTATAGGCTTCTTTCAAAGCAACCCTGTATTGAGATGCTTCTGCCATTGGTTTACCTGTTTCAGACCCACTACCAATGTTGCCTTTACCTTGAATATTATGATTTTTACCCGGTAGCTGTCTCTTACTAGCATCTGGACCGGGTGGATAACCCTTTACACCACCGGTTTTGTCCTGACCAGCAAGTTCTTTGGTTGGAAGACCTTGATTTTGTAAGGCTTCATCCATTTCTTCATACCCTTCTTCTTCCTCTTCTTCTTCGCCTTCTTCATTAAGAGCGGCGAGTAATTCATCTAGATTGATATTTTCTTCATCTTCTGCAGCTCCAACAGGTTCTTCAACCGGTTCTTCAGCAGGTTCTCTAACTGGTCGCCTACTTGCTCCACCAGCATCCATAGCTGTTGGGGGGACTGTATCAGCTCCCGGTTCAGCTTCTGGTTCCGGTTCAAGATTAATATCAACTTCACTACCCGGTTCTGCTTCAATATTGGCAGCAGGTTCTTCGTCACCAGTAACGGGTTCTCTTTCATCACCAGTAACAGGCGATGACACTCCACCACTATCTTCTGGTGCTGGTGTTAGTTCTGGAGCAGCAGGTTCTTCTTCCGTTCTACCTTCTTCTTCCTCTGCTACTTCATTTTCCAACTCTGCAATAATTTCATCTAAATCTTCCGAAGTTAGACCAGCTTCTTCAACCCTACCCTCATCTTCCTCCTCGCCCTCTTCTTCCCTTCTACCTTCATCTTCCTCTTCGGCAGTTTCATCCATTTTCTTCCTACCTTCATCTTCCTCTTCTTCTTCTTCGGCAGTTTCATTAACTTTCTTACCGAGTTTAGGAACGCCTGTTGGGCCTAATCCAGCTTGAACGGCTTTAAAATCCACATCACCGGCGCCACCTTTTGGTGTTTTGGGATTACCTTTAGAAACGGCTTTGGTTGCTGGTCCCTTAGCTTCTCCACCACTTCCATGAACCTGATTTGGAGCTTCTACTTCCTGTAGTCCCTCTTCTTGGTCTTCTTCTTCTTCGGATTCCTCTTTTAATTTGTCGGCAAACATTGCCTCAAAACGGGGAGCGAAGGCTTCTTCAAGAGCGGCTTTAGCATTGGCGAGAGCAGTGGCTCTTACTGCCTTAGCATCAGCAATCGCTTCTTTCAATAGTTCACTATTAATCATAAAATTGTTTTCTTTGTTTTCTGAAGTTATTTGAACTCCAATGAAGTTTACGTTTTTGAATACGTGGCAGCAAATAGAAATTACTGCATTTCTGTAATATAAATAGTATTATATTTTCTAAAATACAAAAAATTTTATTAAATAATAAAATTCTATTATGAAATGAAACTATATCTTACCTTAAAGAAACTGATATTTAACTAAAATTATGTAATATTTATTTATGTATGCCCAGCAAATCATTAAACCAACAAGAATTTTTTAAAAAAGTAAGACATGCAAAACATGACCCTGATTATGGAAGTGCATATGTTAGAAAAGTAGCAAATTCAATGAGTGACTCTGATATTGATGATTTTGCTAATTCTTTAGCTGAATTAAAAACCAAAAAAGCAGTATTGTCAATTCTTAAAGATATTCGTGAACCGATGTATCTTGATGAAGTAGGTGAAGAATCTACTTCAATTGACCCAGTATCAACCACATTTCATGTAAAAGAAGAATGGGCAACATATATAAAACCTTACATCGGTCAACCCTTTTCACCAAGAGAATTAGCTGCATTGGACAATTTCAAAGAAAAGAAACCAACCACTACTGCTAGAACCGAAATATGGTATAAAACTACAGACCCATTTGGAACCAGTCATGTTACCGTTATTAAGAAAATGAAAGATAGTGGTCAATTTTCTTTTACAGCTTTTCAAAAACATGACAGACCAATATCTGACGAAGAAAAAAAGAAAAAAGAACAAGAGAAACAAATGGCTACTGGTCTTGGCGGTACTGAAGCTGGATTAGGTAGCGCAGGCGGTCTTGGTGGACCACCAACATTTCCTCAAGGTGCAGTTCCTCCGGGTTCTCCAATTCCACCAGCCGCTGAACCTGAACAACAAGAAAAAGAAGAAGAAAAAGAAGATATCATCGTTACCAAATCTATTTTATTTAAAGATGATATTAAAGGCGCGGCTATTCTTGTAGAATTTCTAAAAAAATTAGACCTATAATATGATTAAACTTACAGAATTATTAAAACATATTGTTAGCGACGAACGTGATAAAGGATTAACTCCGGTTGATAATTGGAAAGCAACCGATGCTATGTATCTTGAAGATATGGGTTTTAAAAATGATGGTATGTTTTATTATGCTCTTAAAAGACCAGAAATGAGATTAAGCCATAAAAAAGGCACAGGTTTTATTATTGAAGATAGAACAAAAAAAGAAAAACGAACATTCCTAAAATTTAAAGACCTTGAAGAATATTTTGCTAATTATAAGCAAAAATGGGAAAACCGGCCCTATTTATAAGACATATGAATGGCGATTGGAGCCCAGCTGAAAAAGATCCACAACTTGATACTGATATCAAGAGATTAACGGGCATTGACAGAAAAAAAGCTATTATCGATAAAATTTGTCCTTTCTGTCATAAACCTGTAGATGTGAATAAATTTCGTGATGAACAAAGTAGAAAAGAATTTAGAATTAGTGGTCTTTGCCAAAACTGTCAAGATAAAATGTTTGGGAAAGAAGAAGAAACCGAAAATCTTATGAAAGAAAATTTAGAAGTACAAGAGTTTAGTCTAAAGAAAATTGTTGAAAATTTATCCAATATTCCCAGAGATGGTGGTGCTAGATTTGGTGATGAAGTTAAAAAACTTTCCCCACAACAAAAAAAAGAATTGATGGAGAAGGTTAGCAAATTCAACGAATATGGAAAAGTTTTACGATGTGAAACGGCTTTAATGGAAATGGCAAAAAATCTTTCTGAAATTGGTCAAATGGCAGAATCTTACGCTATGACCGAATCTGGTGATTATTTTCAAGCCGAAGTTGTCAAAAGAGATTTTAATGAAGTAAAAAAGATTACCAAAGATTTTTCAAAACGAGCCAAAGAATGTTACGGTGGTCTTCAGCAATTAAATGCTCTTTACGAAGATATGGGTAGAAAAATGGAAAGATATTTTGAAATACAATCCTTGGACGAAATTGCTTCTGCAATTCCACAACAAGAAATTTCAGCACCTGCTCCAAGAATAGGTGAAGTATCGGATGAAGAAGAAAGTCTTACCGAACAACACTTAAAAAAAAATTAAATGAAGTTGGAGAAACGACAAGAAGCGGCAGAACTCCATTAGATGTCAATCATATTGTAGATTTGTTGGAAAGTTTACCCACCCCCTCAGTTATTGTTTTCGTAGATGGCAATAAGGAAAATTACGCAATGTATCTTGACTCAAATTTTAGACATTTAAGAGGAATTCCATTCGTATCAGTATCAAAAACAATTAGTAATGTTAGTGGTCCTCAAGGAAAATTTCTTCCATCATACTATTATAATGATTTTAGAGATAAAATGAAAGTTGTTAAATCAGTAAAAGATATCGCTGATAACATACACGATTATACTTTTGGTGATTACTTGGAATTTAATAATGTAGATTTAAAAAGAAGGAGATTAAAATCCACAGACCCCCATAAAATAGGAGACGACCTGTTTACAGCTCAAGAAAAACTTATATTACTTCAGCGTTATACTGAAAGTCTTACATACAGAATTTTTAACGCTTACAAATATGAATATAATGTATCTAAACTTAGCCAAGGCCCTACACCAATTGCACCTGTTCCAACAGTTCCTCTAAGCAAGATAATAAAACCTTGGGTTGTTAAAAAACCAAAAGAAGGATAATATCTACTTAATTTGTAGTATTATTTACATCCTCAGTTTTACACACTTCAATATAACGTTTCATCCAACGCATAAAATAGATTGCTTTATCTTCGGCAAGGAATGTAGCACGACCTGTAGTGGCTTCTTGAAGAGAAATTGGAAATAAAAATCCATCTTGGTGTTGATACCAAAATTCATTATCCCTGAAATAAACAAATCTTACAACCTTATTATCTCTCACCAAATCAATAAGTTTTACTGTTTTGGGATCAACATATTTAACATTTTTCATAATTGTGATTTATAGGCAATTTAGTTCCTCTAACATGTACGGCATGTCTGTGGTAATACATTTCTGAACTTCCAAAGGTTCCTTTCCAAATAAACGGAGAATCTTCCAATGATATTCTATGAACGTAATGATATTTCTGATCTTTCATCCATTTTAAAATCATAGGTTTAAAAATATCTTTTTTACTAAAATAATCAAACACACTTTCAATACCTCTCCACCTGCCGGCATCAAGGTCATAAGTTTTTGTGTATCCTACACCACAATATCTGGCTGTTTTACAAATCATTGGTAATACATTAGGAACAGTTCCATCAATATACGATTTCATTATAGGATGGGTGGGGTCATCAAATTGATGAATAAATGTTGGATATTCTACAAAAATAAACCCCGCTTCTTCAATTTCTTCCGGTGTCCACAAATCATTCGGTAAATGATAAGCACCCGGATAATGATGACTTAATTTTAATCTATCATTCATTTTTTATAAACTTTCCTATATTACTTTTTATAAAAATTTCTTCTTTACTATTCCATGCAAATATCCAACAATTATCTTTATTATCTGATTTACAAAAAAATATAGGGGCACCTTCATCACATCCACCGCCTTCATCAAAAATCACAAGTCTCTCCTTTTTTCCCCTGTCATTAATATTACATTCACGTTCTCCCAAGCAGACAAGAAACATATCCTTTAAAGGTCGCATGGAATTATCAGATTTAAATTTGATGGATAAATTTTCCCACTGTAATACAAGTCGCTTATTTGTCATAGTTTATCCACGTCGAATTCTTGGTGAACAAATTGGGTAGCGCTCTATAACTTCTCCCAGTTTTTCATAATAGCAATCATCACAACAAACACCCTTTGGGCATTTGTTTCTACCGGTGATAAAACCTTGTAATGGAACTTTGCAATACGCACAATAATCCCTATGTTTTTCATAAAATTCATCCAATATGTGTGGATTTTCAATCAATTTTTTAAGTGGAATTGCCATACTTTAATAATTACTTTGACTTAAACCCAAAAGCTAACCAAGGTTTTAGTTCTTTACCTTTTGGTGATTTTCTTTTTCTTTCCAAAGTATTCAAAACCATATTAACAATTTCATCGGCTAAAACTCTTGACGACCAAGGTTCGTTCTTAGAAGTTATATCTATAATAATTTTTTCAGCTGCTATTTGAAATGTAAATCTTTGTTTTGGTGTAATTTTCATAATCACATGTAAAATTTATTTTCAAGAGGTTGTCCATCTGATATCCTGCCTACACCGATAGGTTCAGGATTACAGGAAGGTTGAACAAAAATAACATTTGAATTTTTATTATGATACCCCTCATACAATTTATGATAAAGTTCATTAATCTTTTCATAATTCACAGTCTTTGGAAGAGTTGTAGTTTTATAAGCTTCATCTAATTTTACTTGCATGGAATTTGCAAATTCAATAACCTGTTCATAAGACCATGAACCATTTTTAATAGCTAAGATTTCCTCACGGTCAGGACGTTTGACAATAACCTTGCGGTCATTCAAGATTTCCAAACCCATTCGCATTAACCTAACAAGATGTGAAGCATGTTTGGTATCGTAACCCGATTTAACTTCAAGTTCATGTCTTGCTGGATTACGATTCTTTCTCCAATTAAGCCAAGAATTGTAGGCTTCTATTTCCTTTTTGTAAAGTCGTTCTCTCTGTAAAATATCAATTACTTCTTCCTTCAAGTTGTATTCCTTGGACAAACGTTCAATGACACCAGCCTCATACATTTGAGGCCAATTACCTTCATTAACGTCCACTTCTGAAACATTAAGAATTAATTCCCAAATGGTTGACTTTAATTCGTCGCGTTCCATTTCACTTAATGGAAACTGTGATAGATTCCATCGTTCAACTTCGGATTTGATTAAACCAAAGATTTCACTCATTTGTCTTGGGCGTTCTTCGGGCAAACCAAAATCTTTTCTTTTTGGTTCTGTCAATTCACCACGAACAATCCATTTGCGGTGTCGTTCAATTTTCGCTAATTGACTATATGCATATCCCGAAAATGTAAATTTAGCTTTGGATGACAAGAATAAATCTCTACTATCCATCAATTCATCCATTGGTGATTTAAAAACAAAATGGTTACTGGGGTCGGTCCACAATAGTTCAATAATATTGGGATTTACATTAGCAGCCAAAATCATGAACTTTTTCAAAGAGTAAAGAGTGGACTCAAATTTTGGATTTTTTGGATTTTTCAAATGCTCCAAAAATGATTCAATAGATTTATCATTTTCTGCCTGCTCAAAGCGATGAAATAGATTATTTTCTATTTCTTTAGGCGGAATTACAATACCTTTTACATCAACATCGGACAATTCATTATTCAAGCCATAAGCCTGTGAACCGTGGAGAGTTATGTAAATAGTATTTGGAACAAGCCAATTCAAATTCATATAGATAGTTTATCAGAGAAAGCATAAATGTCAAGCGTTCTTAAGAATCACTTCCCTAAGATTGTCCAAGAGTTCTATGTAAAAAATTATTTTTAAATAATGACCATCATTTCCATACCAGTTTATATCCAATGGATAACACAATCCTCTATGAAAATGATATTTTAACATTCTCTTAAAAATTTTATTATATTTTTCCATTAGACAATATTTTCGTGTAATTCCTTTTTATGATTTTTCAATAAACGAATTTTCGCTTTCTGTTTCCATTGGTCTGCTTGTAATTGCCATAATAACTGTAATTCATAATCAGATGCATTCCAATAATCATCAAGTTCTCTAATTCGTCTTTTCAATGCATGTAATACAAGTTTTTCATGAACATATTTACCATTGATAAACCGACAATATTCACAATCACATTCCTTCCGCCAGCATTGGTGTGTATGGCGATTTCGTAAAATTAAAAACAAACGCTCGATGGTATCACCCAATCGAGCGTCTGCTTCTTTTTGAATTCTATTAATTATTTGTTGAGGCGTCATCAGGTTTGGTTTCTGCTGTTGGCTGAGCGCCGCCCTTTACCAATTCATACAATTTACCCCATTCACCTTTTTCAGTAGCATTTACTACTGTGTTTTCAATCTTGGTTAGTTTTTCATCCAATTTCTTCTTGGCTTCAAATGCTTTTGGAGAAAATGTTTCATTTCTACTACCATCAGCGTTTATAGCTACTTGGTCTGGTTTAGAAGCCTTGCGAGCTTCACGGAGAGTTTCTTCCGATAACTTAATGGCTGCAGCAAGAGCATCAGCTCGTTTAATTACTTCAGCATTAACTAATTTCTCCACAACTGTATTAACTACTTTATCAGAACCGAATTTTTCAATTTGTTCTGCCACTGCTATGTTTATTGATTTTGGTGTCATAATTATAAAGAAAATATCACACTTTATTACAAAAGTCAATTATTTAATTTCTTTAAACGGCGGCGGACACAACATATCAACAAATTTCATTACCTTTTTATAAACTTCATCCTCTTTAGTAAAGCAATATTTTTTGGTTGCAACTTCATCAATCCAATTTCGTAAGTCGGTTCCAAATTCCTCACTTCTTGCTTTAATATCACAGCAAAATTCTGCCAAATATACATCAGGCATTTCTTTAATGCCACCCGGCCAAGCTTCGGGGTGATGTTTATTTGTAGAATTATGATGATGAATTGCCAATTTCATTTTCAATTTAGCAACATCTTCTACAGGATTTCCAAGAGAAAGATATTCCCACTCTATACCAAAAAATTTAGATGCATCGTGTACCATTCCATTAGCAACCAAATTTCTAGCTAATTCCACTTCACCCAAAGCCAATAATTTTTCTGCTAATATTACGCAATTATCTTCCACATTGCGAATATGTCTCGCAATTAGGCGAATTTTTTCCATCGTTTTTTCAGCTTCCTTGCGGAGCCGTTCGGTTCTTTTCATCTTGTAACTCTTTTCTTATTTCCATCCAAAGAATACCCAATCTGTTTTTTCCAGAACCATCACCACCATCAGCCCAATATCTATCCTTGAAACTATGTTCAACAATTTCTGCATCTCCAGTAGAAAGTAAAAGCTCCTTAATTTTAGGATATTGTGCAATTTTAGCTAATAAAGCATCTTTCATAATGCTTTCTTTGACTTGTTCCCAATCAACTCTTAAAGGACGATTCCTGTCACGTCCTATTTCAGCAGCCGCTCGCGGGCCTTTGGCAAGCCTTACATCTTCTTCGTGTTCAGTTCCAGCGAATTTCTGTGATTGGAAATAATGCTCTGTAGTAGGCCACACTTTACCTTTCAAAACAATTGGATGTCTTGAAAAATTGGAAAAATCTCCATAAGGTTCTGCTATTCTATAGAATTCAATTTTCATAATAAAAATATAATACCACAAAATTCGCGGATTGTCAATGAAAAGATAAATCTTATCCATTTAACGGCAATTAATGTTAAACTGAATATTTTGAATATATTAAGAAGGATTCTTTGAACTAACAGGAGGTAGATAACGTTTAACAAACGGTTGTAATTTTTGAGTAAGGTCCACATTTCTTGCAGTATATTTACCAGCTAAATCCCAAGGACTCATACCTTTTTCTGATGGTAATGGTTCGTTTGGATTGGGCATATCAATATGACCCGGTTTTATTATTTGACCCCATATTTGTTTAGCCTTTTCTGCTGTTCGTTGAGCTGGTGGTACTTGATTCCACATTTGTCTAGCCGTCATTACAATTTGTTGTCCAGCAGGTGTTTGACTCCAATGTTGAGCGGTTTTTGTTCCAAAAGGAGTATGCAATCCAGCATATCCAACCAAAGCGGCGCTTGCTAATGCTTTCCATTTATTACTAATTTCATCTTGTCGAAATTGTTCAGAATAAATTTCTCTGACAATTTCTTTAATAATAAATTTTAATTCTGACCTATTTACTTTCTCTTGTAACATTGAACTAGTTGGTTCGTATTTCCACACTGCTGTATTCCAATGCCCTAATAATTTGCGAAAATCATTTTCATTATAACAACATATTTGTCTTGGAAATTTTTTCTTTGTAGGAACATGTTCTTCTGTGTAGGGGAAAATTTTCATACCCGGAGGACACTTTTCTTTTTTTAGGTCAATATGACAATATGTTACACCATATTCTTTATAATATTTTGGTTCCTTTTTTGTTATAGGGTGTGAAATCCATCTATCATCTGCACCTGCCCATCCTTGAGCTTCTTGTAATTTTCTGTATTCTTCCCATATTCCTGCCCCACCTTCATCCTCTATCATTTCCCTAGCAGTTTCTATAGCTTGACGAATAGCAGCTTCATAATTATTCTCCTTTAACACTTCTTCTATTGCATCCAATCCATTTGCAAATATAGCAGTATCAGCTAAATCTGCTGATAATAATCCAAGTCTTCTTTCTAAAACGGTATCTATTAATTTTACACCAGTTTGTCTATCTCCGACTTCTTTTCGCCATTTTTCAATTGTAGCAACACTTTTTGGAGATATTGCTTCATTCAAATCATTTTCAAAAAATTTTGGTTTTTCTAATGGATTTTGTTTTTTATGTTTAATATCCCAAGAATGTTCAGCCCATGCACCACAATTTAAACATTGATATCCTTTTTTTCCTTTCCATGTAATATCATTAGCAGTACAATTACGAGATAACCCATTTTCAAGTAATTTTGCCTGCTTTATAATTTCTGAAATTATCAATTTTAATTGTGATTTCTTCATCTATTATTACTTTAATTTGAAAGTATTTCCACTAACATTTTCAAATATAGGATATTTTGATTCTTCTTCAACGTTTTTTGTAGTTATAAGGTCTTGTAAAATAACTTTAATCTTTTCAAGCAACCGTATAGCATCTTGATGTGACAATGTTCGTGGATTATAGCCAATGTTATCCAAAATAGTTTGAATAGTTTCTTTAGCTCTCCCCGGTACTGAAACAGTGGATTTAAATCCTAATGGCGCTGAAGTACTAGACTTAGTTGGTTTTGCTATTATTTCATGTATTTTATTTTTCATATAATTATTCAATTTCAGTTAAAATATCTCTTACAATATTCTCAACCCTTTCCCATTTTTGGGTAATTGGATTTTGAATAGTGGTTTTAACACCTTCCTGAAGAGTACCCGATGGAAACATGAAGGCGCCCCTTGTACTAGGATTTGATACAAAATCAAACGCTATAAGTTCAAAATCATCTTGAACCACATCTGCATCTTCATTTATACTTTTATTGACTGTTCCCAATCCACGACTGGAAATTCCAAGTCGAATATTGGCTTTAAATAATTCCTTTAAAATATTTCCATTTGGAGTAGGTAAAACTTCAACAGTTCCCATAAGGTCATCACCTTCCCAATGTAATTCTACAACATTATGAGACACATTTTGTAAGTTTACAACTGAGCTTTCTGGATGGTCAAGTTCTCCCAATGCTCTTCTTTCTTTTACAAAGTTTTCCTCATATTTTTTTGATTCACGAAAAAGTACATCTTTCTTATATAGCCTACCGTTTTGATTTTTTATATTTGCTCGTTGTAAAATACCCTTGACAACCAATCGTCTTCCATCAGTACGAATAGCTTCTTCAAAGAGATTATCTTTGATAAATTCAAAGGTTATACAATCAACTAATAATTGTTTAGTATTCATATTAAACGTTCCATCCTATCTCTTTAACATATTCCAAGAGATAATATCTACCATTTTTAACTATATCAACCAAACCTTTCGAATATTGGCCATAATACGTTTGTCGTCTCATAGCATCAATTGCAGCCAATTTTATATCTCTGTTATCTATATTATTTATCATATGATTTTCAGGAATCAATAACTGGTACTTGATTTTGGTAGTATTTACATTTTCAGCTAATATTTTTGATGTTTTCTTTATATAAGGAAGAAAATTAACTTTTCCATTTTCATCTTTTATACTATCAGACATAAATTCTACAAGAAATATATTTAAATCTTTTTGAATCCATTCAGCTACAGGTGGAAGTTTCTTTTTCTTTTTACGATGTGGAATCTCCGGTTCTGGTTCTGCCAGCGATGGCTCTGCTGGAGCTGGTGCTTGTTTTGGCACCGTTTGTTGTGGAGCCATTGGTGCTGGCTCTTGAGTAGGAACCATTGGAACAGCCTGTGGTGGTTGTTCTTCTGGTGAGGGTGCTGATGGAGATGCTACATTTGGTTCTTCTTCATCACCAGCTTTTGGTGGTTGTTCCGCTGGTTGTTCTTGTGGTGGAACTTCTGGACCTGCTATTGGTTTTTCTTCTGCACCCGGAGCAGGTTGAGAACCTTCACTTTCAATTTTAATATTTATACCCGGAGTTAAAAAGTATTTCTTATCATTTTGGTCGGTTGCTATCACCACATAATCCTTATACCAAAATTCTACACTAATTTTCTTAATATTTTCTATAGTGTAATCGGTTTTTGGTTGTCCATAACCGCGTGAAGCATTAGCAACAACAGTTTTGTTCAAAAGTCTTTTGTTCATTTTATCCAAAAGAACCTTCTTAGCATCAGATTCAGCCTTGTTCTTTTTATCCTCAAATGCCCTAAAATCACGAGTGAAATCATATTCCGATGGGTCTTCCGGTTCAGGTGATGTTTCTGCAGGTGGAGGGGTTGGTGGTACCTCTTCTGCCGCAGCACCGCCTGCGCTCATACCTGCGGGAAGAACAGGAGCAGGCACAGGAGTAGCCGGGCTTGCCATTGGTGGCTGTGGAGCCTGTTCAGTTAAATTCAACAAATTTCTTAATTTAATTTTCTTACTCATATTACTTCACCTTCTCTAAAATACTTTCTACTACTTTAAATCCTAACTTTTTAGTTACATCTAATGCTCTTTGACTACCACTTTTCTTTTTAGAAAATGCAAATGGTGTAGCATATCCAGCTATAGCACCCGTTGCTGTCATTTCCTGAATATTTTCTTCTTCCTCTGGAGGAAAATTTCTAACTGTTTTAAGAGTTGGTACAAATTTCTCTTGCTCTTCATCCCATACTTCAAAAGGATTATTTATACCATGAAATCTTATAAATTTTCTTTCCCATCTTGGTGGCCCCAAAATAATTTCAAACACAATATCAGTAGGAGTAATTTTATATAATACTTTAATATTTTCAATATTTCCTACAGGGACCTTAAAAAATCTAGAAGCTGCATTTCTTACTTTTTTAATTATAGAATAATCCATTCCTAACCTATGGAGTCCTGACCTATGTATTTCTTCTAATTTTTTTCTCGATTCCAATTCTCTTGCTTTTAAATATTTTTTTAAATCTCCCACGGTTTTTACTGTACCACCCTTTATTTCATTCATAATTTGATTTTTAACAAATTCAATATCTGCATCTTTTAGTCTTGGATTATGTGCTTTTATCAAATCAAGCATCATATTTATGTTATCTTGTGTTATCTCTATTTTCTCCCACTCACCACCACCAGCGTAAATGTTAGAACCACGGTTAATTATACGGTTTAATAACATATAAATAAAAGCAATACCCCCTACTGCGGCAGCCGTAGTCAAACCTACACCAATTTCAGAAAGACCAGAAATTCTTTTTGACCTAACACCACTTTCCATATCATCTTGATACTTTCCATCAGGACCGATTTTTTCTCTTATTTTCTTTTTAAACACATATGGAGTAGCATATCCACCAACTGCACCCATTTGTTCCTCATAATCTTCTGGTTCAATCGGTTCATCCACATCTGCTTGAGTATATGGTCTAAGAATTTCTGGACGATATTTTGATAGTTTCTGCTTTCTACATTTATCACACGCTCTTACCAAAGGAATACCCTGACCATCACGTTCCCATTTACTAGGTAATCCACTACCACAGTCGCATGTTCTTTCCTCATTTTCTTCTGCAACGTTCACAGCTTTCATTGTGCCACCAAGACCCACATCAGCTGCTAAGTCGGCTCTCGTAGTCATTTTTTCATGAATAATAGGAGTAGCAGATACTTTTCCATTTACAGAACCATCTGGTCCAATTATTACTTCATCACTGGCAAATCTACCACCCGATTTAGTCATAATAACATTTATAGTTCTGTCACTTATAGGCGACGTAGATTTTATATGATACCCTCTCCTTTCAAAATGATTAACTGCTCTTGTTTGTGATGATGTTTGTTTACTCAATTCATGTAAAGAAACTCCACGTTCAGAACCTCCAGCGCCACCACCAACAAAACTAAGATATTTACTAAGATTTATATGTGGCTCATTAATACTTCCATCTGGTTTTATATTTGCAACTCTTGTTACTGGACTACCAAGCTTCCCTTTATGTCTTATGAGAATTATACCTACGCCATCTGATGTTGGATAAGTATTTCTAAGAATAAATCCTATTTTTTTCAATGTGTTAATAGCTCGTTTCTGAGTTATTGTAGCTTGATGAATATCTGGACCAACACCAAGTATCTCATTCAATATAGCTTTTTCTACCATATTTTTAATCCGAAATTTAAGATGTAATTTTTTTTCAACAATAGAAAAATCTAAACCTCCACCCGTAAGGCTCATAGGAATATCAGATGCAGCCTTTCCAGTCACAGAACCATTAGGATTTACTAATGCTTCTTCATGGCCATATTTTCCACCCGATTTATCCATAATAACTATTACAGTTTTACCTGTTGTATCTGCAGGCATTGTGGATGTAACACGATAATTAAGTTTTTCCAAATATTGCACAACTCCCTTCTGTTGTGGTGTTTGTTTATTTAACTCACTAGGAGAAACCCATCGTCCTAATTGTTCTTCAACCACATTTTTAATCAATGATTGGAATTGAGATTTTTTCACTTTTTTTAAAGTTGATTTTTAATTTCTTTCAAAAGTTCATAAGAAAGTAAAACAACCATAACTTGATTATCCTTTACTATTTTATTTGGTAATGGTTTTACTTTATTCAGTTGACGAACAACTTCGTTGATTTTTATTCTTATTACATCATTATCCTTAATTTTTGATGATAATTCACACAATTGTTTCTTTACATTATCCACTTCTTTTACAATATATTCACCAAGCGAATTAGTATTGGAAATATTGTTAATATATTCACGAAGAACATTCTTTTGATTTTCATCTAAATCTTTATATTTCTTATTCATACCTTCGACCAATATACGATAAGATAAAAGACGAACATCTTCATTTTGTTGTGCATAAAACTTAAGAATATCCTCTTCACCAGATTTCTTCGGTCTATCAACAATGTTTTCAATAATACACGTTTTTGCTTGATAAACTTCTTTTGCATCAAATTTCAAATCTTTGGAAGAATCATCTTCAAATAGTTTGAATATGGAAGCTAAAGTCCTATAATTTTTAATATTTGCTTTTAAAAAATCGTTAATTGGATAAAGTTCCTTAATTTCCTTAATTAATTCGTATTTTTCCCTCGCTAATTTAGCGTTACTAAGTTTTTTTCGTTGTTCTACAATAACCGACAAAAATCTATCCGCATGGTGCTCATCCTTGATTTTTTCAGACAAAAGAAAATTATAAAGACGCCATTCTCGGCCCAATTCGGTGTTTTCTTTAAAGTATTTAAAAAGTAAATCTTTAGCTTCCGACTCATCTTTACCAGCAATAATATCTGCTGTCACTTGTCGTGTCAACAATTCAAACAAAATACCTGTATTTCTAAACTTTGAGTGGCGCATTTTCTTAGGCATATATTCAACCTTTACACTTATTTATAAATATGATGTGAACATATGAAAATGTATTATTTCATTATTCATCAATTATGTTATCTTCATCAAGCATTGACTTGCTTCCTGTTGTCGTTGCTTCCTTAATTAATTCCTTTTTTTCTCTTTTTGATTTATCCAAATAAGAGTTAAGATTCTTAATCAAACTACTTCTTTGAAGTGTTTCAAGACTGAATGGAGAATTCTTTGCCCATTTTGGTGTCAGAGAATTACTACTTTTTCTCGGTTTTCTTTTATTTTCCAAATCACCGAGGGGGTCTTCTCCAAAACGGTGTTGTTTGCGAGCATCATGTTCCCCTTCTTGCGACGGCCTTTCATAATCTTCAGCATGTTCACCATGTTCCTCTTCTATACTTCCAGTATTATTGATAGCCATTTGATTCCATTTAGCATAATTAGTATCTCCTTTAATCTTTGCTTCTTGTAACGGTGGTAATACGCCAGCTCCACCGCCTCCTACTGGAGGTCCCAGTTCAGGTAATCCACCGACACCAGCTCCGCCTAGTTCAGGTAATCCGCCGCCGCCCAATTCAGGCAATCCTCCACCACCCGGTGGAAGACCTTCAGCTTTTGGATTAATTTTCTGAAATGGTTTAGCAGGGTCATTACCCTCTTCTTCAATGGATTTAAATCTCCACACCTGTTTGGAATCCTCAACAATCTGGTCAAGTAATTCTTCTGAATCATCTTTGGACAAATTAAAGACGTTTTTGTAAATCCATTGCTTAGAAAATAATTTAGCTTCCATCATATTTTTAGCCAATTCCGTTTTATTTCCCCAAACTTCAATCTTTTCCTTCTCAAAAATCGTTGATGGATTAGTAAGTTCAAGTTTAAAATTTACCAAACTTTCATCACGATATCCTTGTGAATACAAATGAACAATAGCAATTTTTTCAAGTTCTGATATAAGAACTCTTTGAATACGTTGAATAGTTCTAGCAAATCTTACATCTTCTGATGCTAATGTAGCTTTACCTGAAAGTTCTTCTTCATAACCTAAGAAAGCTTTAGGAATCTTTAATGCTGCCATTAATTTGTTACGTAAATATTGAATATCATCAATACCCGTCCATTCTATACCACTCAAAGTTTCAATAGAAGTTCCACTATCACTACCACGAACAGGCAAAATATAGTCTTCCGTCATATTTTGAAGATTAAATCTGAGATTATAATCTCCTGTTTGAGGGTCAACATATGGAACTCTCTTTAACTTAGTTACCTGCTTTTCTATAAAAGAATCAATATCTTGTGGAGGAATGTTACCTACATCCAACTTGAAAATACGTCTTTCTGGAGCACGCATAATACGATTAATCAACATAGCGTCTTCCATTAAAGATAATTGCTTCCAAACACGGCGTGCTCCTTCAATCATAGCTTTACCATAAGGAAGGAAGTTTGAATCAGAAAGTAATCTAAAATGAGCACACTCAAAAAATTCCAATGTTTCAACTTGTGACGTATCGGTTGGTCTTATTTGAAACTTTACATAATTTTTATTAAGTGGGTCTGTATTTTCAAGCCGTTCAACATTATAGGAAGAAATTGGTTCAATCTGATAAACACCATATTCAGGCGAAATATATAAGCGCATGTAAAAATCACCATATTTAGCCATATTCCTTGTCCAAGACCAAAGATTATGTTCAATATTTAGAACATCATAAAAAAGATTAGTAAGAATACCCTTTATATTTTCATCTTCAGCATGAACAACTAAAATTTTTCCCAATTCATTAACAGTTAACGATTCATCTGCGTAAATATCCAAAGCTGATGCGATAATAGGGTCCATATCCATCGTATCATAATCTCTAAAAAGGTCAATACGAGCTGCTTGGTAAGCTAGAGAAAAATCTCTAGTGTAAGCATTATAAGCTGTAGAACGAACACGATTAAAACGGTCACGCAAACTGTTTCTATCAGTTGCGTACATCAAATCGCTGGTATCCTTTACTTTAAGTTTTTTACCACCAACGTTACGAACTACAACGCCTGAAGAAAACAACTTCTTTAAACGCGCAAATAAAGACTTTTGCTTTATGTCAACTTCGTCATTATCTACTCTTACTTCTGGTCTTAGAGGTGAATCAGGCATATTATCCTTTTATTATTTCAATGTAATTTTTAATTCTTTTTTAACTTCTAAAGTCATCCCAAATTTTTCAGGATTTATCACAGATTGATATAATTCATATAAAGAATCTTTTAATGCATCTTTACCGTGAAATTTCTCAATATCTTCCAAACATTCTAAAGTGATTTTAGATTTAGAATATGGGCTTATCAATACTAACGTGTTATCTTTTGTCATAATACATAAATATGTTCAATTTATCGTAATAACCAAGTTAAGGATTCAACATCACCCGGTCTTTTACCAAATTTCATTTGCCATTGGTCACGACCTGTTGATTGGACTTTAGCAGTATAAATGGGAGTTCTATCTTCATTTTTATTGATGTGTATTTTATCTAACATATTTTTTGTTAAAACCATTTTTTCATTTCTAAGTCTTAAAGCTGTATCTCTTACCCACAATCCCATACCCAATGCCAAAACTAAATCATCATTATAATTTTGAGCTGCTTGTGCCTTTCCATTTTCCCAAATAAAAGTTTTTAATTCATTAATCAATCTGATAGAATGAATAATAACCAACTTTTCTCTAAAATATTCCTCTATCTTTGAAACTAATAATGGTCTTGTTTTAATTGTTGTAGAAAATCCCGGAAGTAATTTAGCTTCATCACGATTATATCTATTTGACATATTATGATAGACATCTGCTATCTTCGGGTCATTAGTATTAGAATAAAATGTATTTTTATATTGGCGGTCAATAATTTGTTGAAGAACGGCCCAACCAATATTTTCACGTTCAACAATCAGAAGTGCATCATTATATTCGGTAGCTAGATACACTAACATATTGCCAAATTCTCTTGTACCTATTTGGTCTTGAAATTCTACAACTTGTTCCAAGGTTTCTATATCAAACACATGAGCTGCAGAAAAATCAGACCCATCACCACGAGCTACGTCAGCACATACAAGATAATCTTTGCCTTGCATTGGTTCTTCAAATATCCATAAAGCTTCTCCACTTCTTGCTTCTTTCCTATCTCTTACCATTTCTGGATTTTCTTCGTACCATTTAAGTGTTATTAAATCTACAACGTTTGCTCCTGATGATAGAAAATCTCCATCACATTCCTGACTAGCAAGTTTAGCACCAAGTTGTTTGGTTTGCTCATCTCTCCATTTTTGGTCACGTTCTGGGTGAAGATTCCACGAAAGTCTCAATGTTTTAAAATCGTTTTTCTTCCTTTCGGCATCCACCCACATTTTATGAAACCAATTACCAACACCATTCGGGGTTGAAAGAACAATAGCTTTACCACCGGTTGATAAGGTATTATAAGATGATGCCCATATAGTTTCACTCTCTTCAATAAAAGCTGCTTCATCAATAATCAAAAGAGACAATGCTTTTGAACGACCAGCATCCTTAGCTGATGACGTAGCTGCAACCTGAGAACCATTTGCAAATCTAAGAGACATATAATTATTTGTGGTTTCCTTTACTTTTAACCACGATGGCAAATGCTCATTAGCAAAACGAACTTTGGTGATAATTTCCTTTGAAACTTCCTGTTTTATTGAAATAATTAAAATATTTTTATCACTATTAAAAATGGACATCCATAAAGAATATGCTGCAATTAAAGTGGTGATACCCAATTGTCTTGATTTAAGTATAAGAATATATCGGTGTAAATCAAACTCCTTAAGTGTGTCTTCTTGAAATGGATATAAATCAAAAAGTATAGTTCCTCTCGTTGGATGCTGTATTTTTACATATTTTCGCATGAAATATGCAGGGTCTTCCATGCACTTCTTTGTCTCTTCTTTTATTATATCTCTTAATGTAGGTTGATTTACCATATTATTTTTTCAATTCAGATTCAAGTGTAGTTATTTCTTTTTCCATTTTTTCTAATTCTCCGTTGACTTTTATCAAGTCTTCCTCTGCGGCTTTCAACCATTGTGGATTACATTTACCTGTCCAAGTCATTATTTCACCATTAGATAAAACATCACCCATTTTACCTGAATCATTTTTAAGAAAGTTGATTGAGTCTATAACTTTTTCTTTAAAATCTTCTAACACACCTTGTTTATTCTTAAGCAATTTCATCTTTTCATAATTTTTCCACTGTCCATTGATACGATAATCCATTTCTTCTATTTGAAGACAATCATAACATTTGCCTGTTCTTGGAAATACTTTCTGGTCTAGCCTATCTCCATATGCTCTAACATTTGTGCCACAAATAGAACATCGAGATAATTCGTTAAGTTTGTCAAGTATTGGGGTGTCAGTTGAACTTAATTGAACTTTATATCCATTCTTTTTTTGCCATTTATTTCCTCTGGAGTCTTTCCATATCTCGCCTTCTTTTCTTTGAGAAATATTTGGTTCATAACCAACCTGAATAAATGGATTTTCACCATCTAATACTTGCTGTATAGTTTCATAATTCCATTTTCGTCTAGCCATAATATATTCCTTTTATATTACATAGTTTACAAAAAATTTTCATAATATTTATAAATAAAGTCTTTATGGACTGGTTTCAATTATTTTAGTACTACCTGACCAATAAATTTTTCTCCCTGCTAATGAATCATATTCAGAAACCAATGACCTTTTTGTAGAAATGTGTAATGTATCCAGTCTATTAGATGAATTATCTAAAGTTAAATACAAATATGTATTATCATAAGTAATATCAACAATCGGGTCAAAAACAATAGCACCATCAGCTCTAACCGATAACACTCTACTTTGGCTTATAGCAGAACCACCGGGTCTTGCTGGTAAGTTTGGTACAAACAAACTTCCTGTAACAACTAAATTTTGATAACCCCCTCCCCCCGGTATATATGGTATCAATGTGCTACCTGATGGGTCAAAACTTTGCAATGTCTCCAAATCTGAATAAACTAAACTATTATTGATATCAAATAGTTCAGCTTTAATATCAAAGCATTCATTAGCTACAGAAATAGGCCAAGGAATCTGTGTAACAAACACATCAGGTGAAAATCCATCATCACCATAAACCCTAAATGAAATATTTTTAATATATGATTGGCAAAGTCTTGGTACAATCACCAATGTCCCAAATAAATCATTTTGAGGTGTATAAAAAGCAATTACATTGTCAAAATTGACTTGTGAAGAAGTAATATTAGCCACTAAATTGGCAATATTGATACCAAAAGTATTATTATAAGTAGGTTCTTGTTGAGCTGTAGGAATTGAACTGGTAAAATAAAATGATAATCCAGCCGTTGTTTCTGATGGGTTTTTTATTACAACTGCAGAAACTTCTATAATATATTGAACATTAGCTTTTAGAGCTATAAAATTTGAATCATAAGAAGACCCCGATTCCTCCAAAAACTGATTCATATCAAAGGGAACATAAATAGCATTTTTATCCGTTGTTACAGAATCACTTTTAACCATGAAATAATCGCTCCCTGACAAACTGGTATATGATGGAGAAGATATAAACATAGAATCAATAGCAAAACTTGGAGAATGAATCAATGATATATTATTGGAACTCGTAAACCAATAACGAGCTATATGTTCATCATTATAAAATTTACCCAATAAATCATAAAACGCATTTTGAGTTATATCATCTTCTAGTAATTCATTTGCAATAATAGGTTCATCTGCAACTATTGAAAAGTCCGCAGTAGATAATAAACTTTTTCTATACACTTTATGACGAGCCACATAACCTGAAAATGTCCTAATATTTCTATAAGTTATATCAGCATATGATTGCTGAACAATGTATGGAATTCCACCTATAATTGTTGTTTGATAACTGGATGTAGCATTATTATATGCTATAAATGGATATTGAATTGAAAAGTTTGCATTTACTATATTAGTTATCGTACTATTACCATATTGGTCACTATAATAATAAGGTGTAGAAATTTGGATGGTGCTATTGTTTATAACACTGGTAATAGTGTAAGATGCTGTAGCAGAAACGGGAATATTAGTTTGAGATAACGGTGATTGTATAGTATTGATATTGAGATTGATGGTAGCACCCACCATTTGCGAATTAAAAGCATTCGGGTCAGGAGTAGTATCCGTAACAATAGGAGATAACAATGTCAATCTATAATCTATATTCGTATTGCGTTTATTAATTGTAGATAAATTAGTATCTTTTGGAGGACTTATTGCTAAACCCTGAACTGTTCCTGTAAACAGTTCATTACTCACCAACCCCGTAGATATACTAGAATTTAAAACAGGAACTTCAGCAGACGCAACTTCTAACACAGGTGTTCGATAAAATCTTACTCTTGAAATATTTTTTAAAGTTTTATTGATGGTAATATTTTGTATCCATTTTACCGTTCTTCCATCAATTAATGTTCCATATAAAATTATTTTACCAACACCATCTGATGTATCACCGAAAACATATATAGAAAAAATATAGGATGTTCCTTCCTTATAAGCATAAGTTATAGAAGAAACATTAGAAGATTGTGCCAATTCAATATGAAGGGCATTGCCTTGAGAATCCAAACATTCTATAAGAATTTGACTACCGGATTTAAGATAAGTAGATCCATTAAAAGAAAAAGAATTTTTACCAGCGGTAAATTGTGGATTAAATTCAGAAATAACAAAAAACTGTGAAAGATATTGTGTATCAATCACATCTGCCTGCATTGTATATAGACCATAATCCGTTCCCCCAACCCCAAAACTATTTAACAAATTTAATGCCATGCCTATAAATAGGCTCATTAAATGAAATTGACTTTAGAAAACCCCTTATCTTTAATTATTTCAATGTGTTTATCCACTATATCACGAAGAGATTCTAAATGCGAAACTATTATGATAAAATCAAAATTAGTCTTCAAATAAGAAAATAACGTTTGCATTGAGGCCAAATTCTCTGCATCCAATACCCCAAAACCTTCATCTATAATAAGAAAATTGGGTCTTGGTAAATTTGAAATATTTATCAAAGCTATGCGGATGGCTAAAGATAAAGCAAATTTTTCAAACCCACTAGTTAAACTCATCAACCATTTTTTGTCATTATAAACAATATAGGGAACTACATTTTTGCCATCAGTTTCAAATATCGATGTAAAATCAGTAACTTGACTCAAAATATTATTAACTTCATTTTGAATTTCTGGAACGGTGGCTGTGATTACACCGAACGGAATTCCATCTCTACTGACAGCTTGACAATACACTTCATAAAGTTTATATTTTTGTTCTACAATTTTAATTTGGTCAATTTTACGATTGATTTCTGAAATTTGATTCTTACATACAGAAATTTTACTATTGATATCCATGACACTTTTATTTTTTTCTTTGTAAGAATATTCTGTTTCTTCTAAAACTCGTTTGTAATCATTGATTTGTTTGTTAATTTTTTCATTAATCAATATTGATTCACTACTTTTATTGTATAATTCTATATTTTTTTCATGAAGCTTAACTTCTTCTTCAATTTTTGCCAAAGATTGATGTAATAAATTAAGTTGATTAGTAAATTGTAACTTTGTATCTTTTAAGTCATTTCGTTTTTTGAGAAGGCCCATATGTTTTAGATTAGCTCCATGAGCCCATGAAGATTCACCAATTTGTACATCAATAAGTTCATTTTCCTTTTTTAAATTGGTTGCATCTTCTTTAAGTTTAACAATTCGTTTTTTAGCTTCTTCAGCTTCGGTTGCTACTTTACCTGCATTTTTAACACAGTATGAGCAAGCAGAGTCATATTCAAGCATTTCAGCATTTTTACAAATTTGAATGTCATGTTCATAATTCAATTTTATTCTTGCTCGTGCGTTCTCAACGTCTTGTCTTCTAGCTACAAGTTTTTGATAAGTTACATACACGATATCTATCTTTTTTAATTCCAATATCTTTATTTCATTTTCAACTGTTATCAGTTGTCCCGACAACTTTTCCACTTTCTTTTCAACACCGACAATGTCCGATTTTTTAATGGTTATATTCAATTTAGCTTTATCCAAATGGGACTGACTTGCTGACAAAAGAGGTATTTCATAATCAATTTTAATCAATTTTCGGGTTTCGTCTAAAATATTCTGTTGAATTCTTTCCTTAATCTTTCCAAGTTCAGCCAATACTTCAGTTTCATCATGATATAAACCTTCAGCCTGTCCAAGAAGATTGGTATAATTCACCAATTTTTGCGTATAATCATCATTTCTATAGGCTTTGAGAGTTACAATTTGTTCTTTTAGCTTTTGATTAGCTTCTGTGTAAAGTCTATCAAATATTGTTAATCCCATAAACTGAGCAAACAAATCTTTGCGGTCTGTATCACCCATATCAATAATGGAAGCATTGTTTTTACCACTCTGAACACTCAAGGAAGTTAATACAAAATCATCATAAGACCCCAAATATTCTCTAATAATTTCATTTGTATCTTTTCTTTGTTCACCATTCAAATCCACTTCTTGGCCATTTTTAATTTTCCAAAAACGAACATCAACTTTGACTTTATCTTTTTTATCAGTTTTACCTTCTCGTTTAATGAAGTATCTTTTACCGTCAATTTCAAATTCAAATTTACAATTAAAACTGGTTTTATGAACATTCATTATGTTGGCTGCTTTAAATTCTCTTTCACATTTATCAAATAAACAAAATGTCATTGCAGAAAATATACTGGACTTTCCAGAAGTATTTGCTGCAAATAAACCTACAAGGTCCCTCATTTTTGTAAAATCAATAATATTCTTTTCACCGTAAGAAAACATGTTTTCCCATTCAAATTTGATTGGAATCCAACGAATATTTCTGGCAAAATCATCTTTCTTTACCAAATCATTCATTTCATCATTTATCTTGATGATTCCATCAATAAAGGATTGGTCGATAATTTTAAGTTTAGTTTTCAGAAATTCTTTTAGAAGGTCAACTTGATAGTTTTTATCGTTAATATTACCCAAAATCACATTGCCATTAGCTGTTGAAATCTTCGCTAAAGAAATTCCTGAATCCAACTTTTGATAACATGATTCAACAACTTCCGTCAGTTGCCTAACGTGAGTCAGAGCTTCCTTGACTTCGGTAGGCATTGTATTTTTTAGCTGAAAACGAACTCTAGCCTTCTTAGGAAGGTTATTCAAAGAGGTAGAAATGACGCCATTATTAAGAAGAACACTTAAAAACCCATAATCATTTGGAATGTCTGAATGAATATAATCTCTTTGCCCTAAATTCCAAAACGAATAACCGTGGCCCTTTATGGGTTCATCGTGTTTTTGTTGAATAAGTGACCCCACATATCTTATAGCAGGTTTGGATTCTTCTTCGTCATATATTTGAAGAGTTTGTTCTTTGTGAATATCACCCAATAAAACGATATCATGACCATCAAATGTATGAGTAGTAATTAAAGGATTGGTTAGAGTGAACCCAAGGTCTGTTTTAGCTCCATCAACTTGTCCGTGATATGTAACAATGAAATATTCATATTGGTTTTTATAAATATCAGGTATATACCGTTTCTCCATGTATTTGTCAGGTGAATCGAATACACTATAGTTATTTATACAAATATTACCTAATCCATAAAGACCTGATTTCTTGAGATAGAAAAGAGATGGATGATTTAATGCATCCACAATAGGAGTTAAACTATCCATTCTATTGCGATTTGTCAGATTTGTATCATGATTACCTGCAACAAGAACAGTAGGTCGTAGTGAGGCCAACTCAAACAAAAAATCAGCAGCTAAATCCACACATTCAGGACTCAAATCAATTTTACTATTAACTACATCACCAATAACAAAGATTGCAGTTGTTAATGGCGTTTTTAATATTTTATCAAACAGTCTTGAAAATACTTCTTTATATTCTTCATGTCTTTTTGTGAGCCGAATATGAATGTCCGATAAATGAACTATATGGCTGAATTTTTTATTTGTTATTAAGTGCTTGATTGCCATAAGTTATAATAGGTTTTACTCTTAAATCCTTTATTAAATCGTAAAATAATTCTTCCCAAGGTTCATAGTTGCTAAGAAACCCTGCATGAATATATGAGAATCGAAGAGCATCTAATTCAGTTTTTGATGTGGTAAAATACAATCTTGCTATATCATTATAATTTTCTTTTGTTATTTGGGTAGCTTTACATTTTGGCGTTTCTTTTTCTATACCTTTGAAGTATTGCCAATGGTGACGCCATTCATGTGCAATAATATTTTTCTGTACTTTATTGTCATATTTACTGCTAACAACAATTGCACCATATTTTAGAGAATGGGGCTTTCCATCAATATCATATATTTCATTCTTCGGGGATGGATTGTAATAACTACCAGCTCTACCACTAGTAAATGGAAAAAACAACACTTCTGGGAAAGGGATGGTTTTATCTACCTTTCTACGAATCCAATTTAGTTCTAAACTTTTCATCATTTCAATGATTTTATTGTAAGAAGAGCAATTCTAAGCATAAATAAAAGTTGTAATGTTTCTTGTTCTTTTACACTAAATTTATTCATAGCAGACATAATATATTCACTAAATTCTTTACACGATTTCCCATTCATTCTCATTTCAATATACGGTTTAACCAAATTGTTATCAATAAATTTTATAACATTTTCTATAATCTTTATCTATCAAGTCTTGCTTTAATTATGTCCGAAAAATCAAAAGCTTTTGACTTCTCAATCAATTCATTTACTGCTTCAAATCCAAGAATAGATGGGTCTTTTTCTCCCAATCTGATTAAATGAATATCAATTTGATTAACTTGTAAATCCTCAATTCTGTCAAAAATATCCACTGCTTGTTTTAATGCATCATTATCCAAAACAATATTAACCCTCTTAACTTTATTAGATACAACTGCCAGTTTTAAGGAAAATGGTAATGTAGTTCCGAACAGAGGTATTGCATTATTTCTAACTGACATTGCATCAAACGTGCCTTCCACTAATGTTATGGGTTCATGCCAATTCACAAATAACTCAAATCCAATAATATCTTTGGACCAAGGTGGTAACATATATTTATACCAATTTCCTTCATGGTAAGCTCTAGCTGCAAAAAAGTTTACATTACCATCTTTATCATAGGATGGAACTAGAATTCTTTGTTTATAGATACCCTCTTCACAATAACCAATATTATAACGAAGAATATCATCCATTGTAACTCTTCTATCTCCAAGATATTCTATAGCATGTCCATAATCAAACGATTTTGATGGTTTCCAAAGAGGTATAAATTCGTTTGGTAAAGATAAATTTTTTGGTCGCTCTACTTCTGTTATAATTCGCTTCCACGATTTCCCTACAATTTTATACAATTCATCAAAATAAGCTTCTTTGACTTTAAGTTTATAAAAAAGCGAACTAATGGACCTGCCACAAGAGTTACAAACCCAACAATGCCATTCTTGAGTTCTAACATTGACTTCCAATTTTCTTTTATAGTGTGAACAAAATGGACAGAAATAAACTGCTTCTTCACCCTTCCGGATATAAGAAATTTGGTTCAATACCTTATCAAGAAGAGAAAATAATTGTGATTCCTTTAGCATCTAAGAAATGCTAAATTATAAAAAGTTGAGAGTCAAATATTTTTAATAACTAAACACTACTAAACTTCCAGAAACAAAATCAGCTATAGCATTTGAAGCGGTAAGTAAAACTGTTGACATTGTAAATCCTTCCGGATTCATATTAAAAGGAACTCCAAACGAAGCAGTTACAGATGAAGAACTACTACCACTCCATCCATTAAAGATTGCTGCATAATAAATACTTGCTGCTGGATTGTTAAAACCAATACAATACATTCCAGTACTTGAACGAGAAAGATAGCAATTATATGATTTGCTTATCGCAGATGAAGTTAAAGAAGTTACCATACTTGCCCAAGCAAAAGCACCTTGAGATGCTGTGATTGCATTATTTGCCCAACTAGAAGTCCCAACGCATGAACCTGTAAATGACCCCATAAATGAGCCTGTTGATGAACCACTCAAATAACTTGAAGAAATAGCATTAATTACCCACGAAGCAGTTCCATAAAATGAACCAGTATATGACCCTGTAAATGAACCAGTAGCAGAACCACTTAAATAACTTGCGCTAATAGACTGAGTAGCAAATGAAGAAGTAATTGACATTACTGATATAAAATCAAATGAAGAAGTAATGGTATAACTAGAACTAATTGCATTACTTGCAGTTAAATTTATACTTTGAGTCAATACATTTCCCGAACCATCCGTAAAAGACGAAGATTCTGTAACATACTCAACGAGTTGGGTCCATGTTTGCCAAGGTTGTTTGCCTGCTAAAGTGTATTTGTCGTAATTTGGCATATAGTTTATAAATATATTGATTAGCCAAATAAAGCACAAACTATAGCATCATACATATCACTATTATGCGCATCCCACTTACCCCGTTTATTTAATTTCTCAAACTTGGATATATTAGGTACTATCAAAGGGATTTGTTGTTTAACATAATCTTTGGGTTTGATTCCTTTTATCCTTGCTTTACCAAATACTTTTTTTCTCATAGTATTAACATTACAAAGAGCAATTGGAAATTTGAAATATTCAGACAACATATATTCAAACACAGAATTCCATCTTGAAAGAGTAATAATAGTTTGTTGAGAAGTAAGGCCACCACCAAATCCTGACAATGCAGCTTCGAGATTAATATGGTCAACTGAAGTGATTAAAGAATGTTTTAACAAAAAATCTATAACAAATTTTCCTTTTTCCTTGTTAGTTTCAAATTTTGAAACATTAAGGAAACCAGCATCCATTACTGAACCACTTTGTGCAAATCCCCACCCAACTATGGATGTTGATGCATCAAGACCTAAAACAATATTGGACATAATAAAATCCTATATAACAATAATATATAGGATTTTATAAAACTTTTAATTAAATTTAACCAATAGCTGAATCGTATTTTTTAGTATCCAATCCCTGAACATATATGGATAATCCATTTCCATCATTTATAAAATCAGAAACTTCCAATTGTTCTTTGGTTAAAAATCCATTTTTTACTTGAAATTCTGCACCCTGCATACTTGCAAATAATGCATCTACTCCGCTTTCAATAATATCTCTAGCATCAAATGCTCCACCAACAGGTTGAGTTTCATATCTCTCTGCTAGGGTTGTTGTTAATGATGGTCTTGTAATTGGTGTTGGCATATAATATGTCTCCGTTGTTTATAAATATAGTTAGAAATCTATTTTCACCACAAAATTAATAGGAAAATCTGGGGTAATTTTGATTGGCGAACCCAATTTTGCTATGGCTACTAAATCACATCCATCATATAATCCAATTGAAGTTACTGTAGGTGCCAAATATGAACCCGTTGGGTCCTGCTTGACTAAACTTTCATATTCTAAAAAGGTAGGATTAATCATCGGTGGTTGACCACGAAGAGTTTTACTATTCATATAATCAAGAATATTAGCCAAAAATTTGTTCTGTGAATTTGGAGTAATATAAAGATTATAATTTTTCTGTGTTAATCTGTAAATAAAGTATTTCCACAAAATATACATGTCATTATTATCAATTTTATTATCATTGTTAAAATCCAAATCTCCATACATAGTATTATTTATGGTGGAATAACTTGAGGCAAATAAATTATCTGTTCCAACCCAAAAAGATGAATACATCTTAAACACAGCTGGTTCTTCATTTGTAGTAGTATCAACAATTGAAGAACTCCAATCAGTATTTGGTTGTCCTGTTACTTCAGTATTCTTGTAGGCCATATACCTAAGTAATACATCTGCATCTTGAAAATCAAATTTGCCATTTTGATTTATATCAAATTCGGCATTTGGAAATATAATTGCTGTTGGATTGGTACTAACGTTAAATTCTCCTATATCAACAGGACAAACAACTTGTTTTTCAAATATGGTCTGAGAAGATGTGAATTCTATATCATAATCATATTCATTAACAGTATTACTGAGTTGTAATCCCTCAAAATTTGAACCAGAAGTCATAATAACCATTTTACCGTTTCTATAAAAAACATTACCAACATAAAAATTTGGGCGAAGATTTTTAAGATTATAAATGTAAGATTTTCCACTAAGGTCGCCAATAACATCCACACTACCAGTAAAGCTTCCCGTAAAAGGACTCAAATCCATGATAGTGTTTGACCCTGATATCAACATAGGAGAACCTATTATGATGAATTGATTACTAATATTTGCATCCCACCCATACACACGATATGGTGACAAAAACTGTTTTTTAACTTGATAAATATTGGATATATCCCAATCAATATTAGTTGTGTCGGGTATAGAACCTGTGTTTTTGTTATATAAAATAAATTGCCCATTTAAAAGAGCATCAGGACTATCTCCACAAAACCATTTTTGGAATAAAGAACCTCGAAGATAACAAATTGAAGAAGATAAAGCATTTATTTTTGGAACTCCTGCTACAGCATATTGATCATAAACACTCACCGACCAACCTAACATATTATTGTTGATAATCTTTTCATTACCATATGATTTTCTAGCCAAATAATATCCATAGTTTGCATTAGCACATCTTTCAAAGAAATAAACAGAACCTTGTGTATATGATAAACTGTCATTTTCATATTCTTGTATAGTTCTGTCAGTTGGTGCTCCTACCATTACTGTATTACCATACATCGAAACAGAATGACCAAAAGAATCATTAACATTCGGATAATTTAAAACTATAGGAAAAGTAGGATAAAATGGAAGTGGATAAATAGAACCACTATCAGGATACAAAGTAAACGTATTATTCCATTCAGTTCCATCAAATTCATAAATATAAGCTCTAGATTCACTTGATTTCAAACTTCCAACAACCATACTCCAACTAAAAGAGGATGATGCTTTATTCATTCCAATACTAGCACCAAAATCATCATCTACATCAATATCGGAAGGTAGTGGTAACGTTTGAAAAAACGACCAACTCAGATTATTTTCATCCAATTTTCTAAACATGAATACTGCTCCCATACTTCCTGATTCAAGAGGTGAACCTACAGCCAACCATTCATCATTTAATGAAACAGAATACCCAAAGGAAGATGTTATGACAGGATTTGGATTATATATTGTCGTTAAGTATGGATTTGTTCCAACTATTCCAACTGTTCTTAGACTTAAATTTACAAGGTCTGTATTTGTATAAAATGTTTGTATGTTTACATTACCACCACTATTTGATGTTGATGCTATTGACACGTTTATCCAATTAGCTCCCGGAGTCAATAAATCCAATGATTGAAGTAATACAAATGAATAATTTTGTACTGATGGAACATTTGCTTGAACAGTCACAGGCCCATTTAGTGATGAAGAGAAATAACTGGTAATTGTAGGTGGTATTCTCTTAGCATAAGGGTCTATATCTAATACTGAAACATCAAAAAGGTCAACATATCCCGACCCTGTAAAAACAAAAGACTCCGTTATAAATGTAAATGTACTTGTAAAGTATGGATTTCCTATTGCTAATAAAGTATTACGTAAATCTAATGATAATCCATATCCATCTTCCGAAGCTGTATAATATAATCCCGTATCAACAGACAAATCCAAGTCTGCAGTATAAGGGATGGAACCTGTATATTCTGTTTGTATATAATCGGTTGGACCTGTTGGAAAAGGATTATTATATTCTGTTGTTAACAAAATCAATTCGGATGGAGTTAAAGGGCGAAAAAGAGTTGTTTTATAATCATGAATATCTGAATTTATATTATATTTATAAACTTCTACGGAACCTGTTCTGGTAAGGCTACTTGTCATTGGGTCATAACGAAATAAACTAGGATTTCCCACTGCTGCCCAATATCCATCGCATGCTACAGACCATCCAAAATTTTGGTTATAAATATTTGCAATCATAACTATAACTATCCATATAAAAAATAATTTTCAAATTATACTCCCCAATACCAATTACATCCAGATGAACTGGCATTTGCATTAAATGTATTTGAAAAATAACCTATTTCCTGTTGGTGAGAAAATAAATTAGTTCCAGCAAACAAATTTCCATTACCGTCATCCATTACAGTGTATGGATTATCATAAGTATCAATATACATCGTAATTGTATTCGGTAAGATTTTATCTCCATATAAATATCTTGGAATATCAATCAGCCAAAATCCATTTGATAAAAATCGTTTGGTTTTAGAAAGTTCAAAATCAATATTTTCAATACCCCACATTTTACTTGGGTCATAGTAAGTATTATAAAACGCTGTTTTAACTTGATAATAAATGGACCTCTGATATGTTCCATCCAAATTCACAGGGTCAGAATCAGGATAAAATGAACCTGTAACATTTAAACCTTGTTCTATTGTAGCTAAATCATATGGTGCCGGATTTAATGCTAAACTACACGAAATATTTAAAACTGGAGAAGAACTTCCATTACCATAATCAAGAAATTGTAATGCAAGAGTAACAACTGATTGCGTACCCATAGGCAGTAAAAGCAAGTCGGAATTATCAGTGTTGTTAACTGACCATGCTTTTATTGCACTAAAAGGTGTAGATTGAACTTGATACTTTTTAAGTGATTTTATCATATTTAATCAGTAGTATATTGTCTTCCAATTATAATGGAACTTCCATAGGCCAGAAGTCCCCGTACTTCCGGTGAAAAATGTTCATGGACAACTGGCGTCCATACAATAGTATCGGTTGACTGGTAAAAAGTATTATTTAAACCTGCTACGTAATACACACCATTATCAAATAGAACAGTATATAAGTCATTTGTGATATCGCTGCTTCGAATATTCCATAGAGTTCCATTCGATGATACTATAATAGTACCCCCAAAACCTGCAGCAACAAAGTTATTGCCGTCATAAATAACTTGGTGAAGTTCACTGCTTACTCCAGAAATTTGGACTGACCACAAAGTAGCGTTTGTTGACGTGATAACAATTCCACCACGTCCAACTGCGACATACTGTCCTTGAGCGTAAATTACGCTATACAGGTCGTTTCCTACGGGAGAATCATGTTTTGTCCATAAAGTTCCATTCAATGAAAGAATTGTAGTACCGCCGGTTCCTACAGCAACGTATTGTCCATTTGCATAAATTATTGATTGTAAATTGGATAGTGTGGGCGATACTTGTTGATACCAGACAATGGCATCTGAGGATGTATATATTACACCATCATTCCCTACACCAACAAACAAAGAATTTACATAAATAAAACTAACAATTGTATCATTGACATCACCTATAAAAGTCCAATAGTATCCATCAGGCGAAGAAAAGAAATTGCTACCATCGGTACCATAGAGTGTACCATTTACATCTATTATACAGCGAAACCCATATGCTCCTATACAATCTTGGGGAACAAATATAAAAGAAAGGGAAGGCTTCGGTGTTAATGATTCCCAATACCAATCACAACCTCTATCACTAGCAGTTACAAAATTATTTGGATATGTACCAAGTTCTTGCTGACGGGAAAATAAATTAGTTCCAGCAAACAAATTTCCATTACCATCATCTACAATAGTATAATTATTATCTGTTGTAGTATCATACATCACAATAGTATTAGGTAACATTTTTTCTCCAAAAACTGCTTGAGGAATTTCAAACATTTTGAATTTATCAGTTATAAATCTTTTTGTTTTGGAATTTTCAAAATCAATGTTTTCCAATCCCCAAATTTTTGTAGGGTCACGATAATTGTTATAAAACATACCAGCAATTTGTGTATAAACACACCGTTGATAAGTTCCATCTGGATTTTGAGGGTCGGAGTTAGGATAAAAAATTCCCGTAACTTTTAGTCCATCTTTAAACAAAGCTAAGTCAAGTTCTTGTTGTTCCAATGCAATATTACAAGCACTAGCAGTTATAGGACCAGAAAGTTCATTATCAATATACTCCAGAGCAACAGGTAGACCAGCACTTCCACTATGTTCCATGAGAATTAAATCCTCATTTATTACATTGGATACTTCCCAATTTTGTGTAGCAACAAAAGGTGTGGTTTGCGTATCATCTTTATAAAGTGATTTAAGCATTTCATTATTTTAAAAATCCAATCTGACCTTAATTAAAAGCTCATTGTCAAAGGTTTTTATAGCAGGTCTACTTAATTTACCAACTGCTACCAGTTCATTGCTAGCATCATACAAACCAATCGTAGTAATATATGTTGTTGGATTTGTAATAAAATCAGAATTGTATATAGTTCCGGCAGCATGAATACCGTCTGTACCATCATAAACATATGTCGGATTATTAGAATAATTAAAATCAAGATTTTTAACTCTCACAAAATAATGCTGAGATGGAACATATTCAGTTTTACGAACTTTCATTGTATTATTTGCATTCTGAATTGCCCAAAAGAATACTTTATGATTTACAGTAGTTGGGACTAATGATAATTGGCCGAGAATAGGTATACCAGAAATACTTCCAGTACTATAATTTGACATACATACTGTTCCAGCACCACTAGGACTAGGCGGCCCAACTGTTCCTGAAAGATTACTCAATCCTATGAGTTGATCAATAATTTTAGCATTAAATACAACTACACCATCTTCTGGATAGAATAATCCAATACCCTGATATGAAGGCAAAGTGGTCGTTGAACCATTAATAGACCCTATTATCAAATTATAAACTGATGAAGCTTGAGAAAAGAATGGTGAATCATCTCGTAAAGTTATAGAACCATTAGACCCCGTTAATGTAATTTCAAAAAGACCCTCATCAACTTTGTCTTTCATTTTATAAGAGGAAAAATTTATAACAAATATATCATATCCAGTAATCATTTGAGGATTAGCAGAACTTCCAGATAAAAATTGAAACAATCCAGTTTCTCCTTCTCCCAACAATAAATTTTGATATTGCGTATAAATAGCTTTGGGTGCAAACGCTAAAATACTTCCAGTATCTAAATCAAAAGAACCACTTCCAAATTCACCATAATAATTACCATAAGCTACTGAAAAATATGGGTCATTATTACCATAAGTTGTGGTATCTGGAAATATATTAATATAATACATGGTTCTACGAATATCATAAATTGATGCTCCGAACGAAGGTGATGGTGTAGTTGCTGATTGGGTTAGTGCAAAAAAGTCATCAAGAAAAGAACTTTGAGTTAGGAAGGTAACTCCTTCGGGCCAAAATCCACTTGTAACGGTACTCGTTCTACCAGCTACTATATCAGTGGGGTCAAATTGATTGAATATCATATAATTATATTTATGTTGTTATATTAGTAGTCGTCAGTGGGACTGTTACTGTAACTTCAATACTCAAACTACCTCCAGATTCATTACCAATAATTGTCAATGTCGTAGAAGTTGTTTGACCTAAACTACTATTCGGAAGAAAGATAAAAGTTTGTCCTACAACAACCTGTGAACTGGATGTATTGATATCACCAGCAAATGCTGGTATTGTACTAGAAACAGAATTAATTGAATTAGCTTGAGAAACAATCAAAACACCAACATTCTTATTTCCAAGAATTGCTGTATAACCAAGAGTAAGATTATAAGGTGGATTGGTTGAAGGAGCAATGGTAATCTGACCAGTATAATTACTAGCAACCGAAATTTTATCCTGTGCAATACTGATAACAGGAATAGAAGTAACGCCTTGATTAAGACTTACCAATTTATATTTCATGACCTGAGTTTCATCGGAAACAGGTTCAAAAACAGGTGTATTTCTTATAGCAATATCATAAAAAGCACTACCATTTGGATGATTTGGTTGATAAAGTGTATAGTCAATTTCATCGTCTGCCAAAGCAAATGATGTAATATTCAGATTTCCATTCTGCGCCAGAAGCTGGCGTCCTTTTTTAGTAAGAATAGCATCTACAGTTATTGTTTGATTGTCAATATATCCCATATGAATTTCTCTTTTCTCTTATAAGTATTCTCTTAAATGTGTTTTTTTCCATCTTTCCATATTTTAACTGGAGCCGCCCCTACTACCGGGAGGACCGCCCCTACTGGGAGGACCCTTACTAGGTCGTCTGGTTGGCCCAGCCGAACCTCCACCAGATAAAACTATTTGACCAGTAGTTGAAGAAGGAACAGTTTGAATAACATTACTAGCATTTATTACAGTAACATTACTGACGTTAGTTGATTGAACAGGAGAACTTCCATCGTTAATACCATTACTATTAATCGTTGAATCTGATGTTTCTTGTCCTTTAATAAAAATTCTATTACCATAGGTTCCATATTTTATTTTTGAGAATTGTTGTAATTTATGAGAATAATGATTTCTTGGATAACCAGAAACCAATTCAAAATATTGTGATAAAGGACTTATATTTAAATTAAAGTTGGTTTTGGTAATAGGTGTAAATATATTTGCAGAAGCACTTATATTACTTACTTTTTGATCTGGTGTTCCAAGAAACGTGTTAGTTCTATGAAGATATGCATTTGCAACAAAATCATATGTATAAGAATAGCTTGATGAGTCATATACAGGCAATGATACTAAATCCGTAAAATATATTAGATTTCTCATATAATGTTCATCAAGCATAACGTATCTATAAAGATATAGCGACGAGGATGAATATGTGTTATCTAATGGATTATCAGAACGAATATATTCCCCTGTTTTGGCATAATAATAATATTTATCCCACACTTTTACCATATAGTATAGAATTGGATGATTTCCTTGATTAGAACCTGAAAAGAATTTATTTGGATAATTAACACCGTGGTCAGGTCCAATTATAAATCTACCACCTTCATCTTGAGAAGTTACCGAACCATAAATAGGAATGGTGTAATTAGATGATAATGGTCCTGATGAAGATGTTTCCCACAATCTAGGCAATAATTCAAAATCAGGATAGAAGGAATGTTGAATTTTATCCATGAAATCAGTATAATATCCACTTCCAATATTAGAAGGCTTTACTTCTGTAGGGTCATCTATGTATGTTAAGTCTATTATATCACTATAACTTGGAGGCATAGAGTTTGCCATAGACTGTTGTAATTGTGGAAAACCACCGTTTACCAATGTCCAGTCAGTATTAAAATCTGTCCAAAAAAGACATTCATCAAAATTATAAATATTTTTTATTACAGTTGGAGTTTTATATGAAATGTCAAGACTAGCTGTTATTGGCCTATTTTGATATTTTGGTCTTTCAAGAAGTGTTGGCTCAATTACCACACCTGTATAAGAATTAGCTCTAGCTGGTATAATATTTCGTATAGCTTGAAAAATAGATTTATCAAAATAAAATTTATATACTGTCAATAATTCATTAAAATATGTTCTTTTATTACCATTTGTATTATATTCATAATTTTTATTAACTAAATTTGCATATTTGTCATTGTAAAGGTCAGATGTATTACCAATAAGCCCCATAATGCCGCTTTTACCAACATATCTCAAAATATCTTTATTTTTAGAATCCTGTGGGTCAATAAAAAATCCAAGTTGATTAGACTCACCTGAAACTGTTATATCAGGATTAATGGTTGACCTGTCAAATGGGTCAAGTCTAGTATCGAGATTATAAGATAATGTTCGGATTTTAACATTTTTATATTTATTAGGTCCAAATTTAGATGCATCAATATTCTGTTGGTATGTCAATTCTTGAAATTGATATGGATAAACTGATTGAGAAAACCATTGACATGTAGGATAACCAACCCAAGAAGCAGAAAAAGCATTTCCAATTGCTTCTGGAAAGTTATGAGCAATAATTTCAACTGAACCTGTCGGATAATAAGATTGCCAATTTTGTTCAATAATACTCAAAGATGCAGAATATAAAGTAGGATTAACAGTAGTAAGAGTTTGGTCTGTGTAATAGTTTGGAATAGCATAGTATGGAGATTCATTATCAACCCACACAGAACCACTATAATAATACATGTTTTGTGGATAATCCCAATTTAATCTTACCCATAAATGTTGATAAGGAACAGAACCACTAAAACCATATGAATTTAAATCATCAACGTGTTCTTCAAAATCGTTATCATCAATAGGAACATCCCAAATTAATAATTTATCCAATGCCCCTTTAAATGTTCCATCACTTAATCTAAATTTACCAAATTGAGAAAATACATCATTGTCATTATTATAAAAAATTGCATCGGATGTAGAATAAAAAATTTTTCTTCCATTTTCATTCCTTTGAACGGTTAAATCATATTCAGTAGGAATATCATTTAAATCTGTAGATGGGTCAAATAAAGAATTTGGATAATTTCTTCTCAACATCACACTAAAAATATCACCATTGAAAATAGGCAATACACTACTTGTTATATTAATACCTGAAGAACCAGAACCCATTTGAAACACAACTTTTCCAGTATATTGACCCGGAACTCTATAGAATCCTAAAGCCCAATTAAAATTATAAGAACTTGAATATGGATATGGAATACTTGTAAATAATGGGAAAAATTTAAAATTTGGGTAATAAGTATTGTTAGGGTCAGAACCAATGGAAAATTTGAATTCTGTTGTCATAACTGAATATGGTATTGGTCCTTCAATGTAATCACTCACGCCTGAGAATTGGAGCATATACATTTTTTCATCTAGTTCATATGTAGGAGATATATCGCTAGCATAATCTGTCCCACCATATTCTCTTATCGTAAGCATCGATGAAGGTAAACCATAACATGACAACAAATAATCCACACATTGTTCTGTACCCTTGGTCTTATAGATGCCCGGTAAACTAATGAGAATGCGATTCCATATAATTTGAAGTCTCTGTTGGGAAGATAAAGCATTATAAGATGCTGAATTCATACTGTTCAGATATACTTCGTCAAGGTCTAGCGACCCAATAATATCATCGACATCCCATCCAAAAGAATACAACATTTCTTTTAATGTATTGGTTGGAAGGCTAGAAGTAAATTCATTTTTTACCTGCCTTTCAATAGGCATAGCAGAAATATATGTGTAAATATCATCAAAATGATGACCTATCATATTCAAAAAGGTCAAATACTCTGAATAGTTGTCGTCATCAATAATATATTGGGGTACATTTGATGAAAGACTATCTCTATTATTTGTGTCATATAGACTTGCACTAAAGTCTGCATCACTTATATAACTCGCACTATAAAATGAACCAGACTGCAAATTATATTGGTAGAAACCAGAATTAAATAAATAGGACTCAAATCCATCGAATGAATCAACTATTTGGTTACTTTGTGTACTAAAACTAGATAATTCATTAAAATAATATTGATAAGGTATTGAAGATGATAATGAACTATTATATCTATTATTAAGTTCCACTATCGAAGCACTCAAAACTGTCCATTGAATCATCTTATTCTTAAAAATATTAAGCCTGTTTTGTGCAGACGAGAATACCACAAAATTATTATAATCAGTATAATCCGTATTCAATTTAGCAATATTTTTGTTAATTCTAATACTATTTTCTATAGTAGATGGATAAGAAAGGTCATCTGCTGAATATAAAATGTTAGAATTCCCTACATTAATAAGATTTTGCGGTGGTCCAAAATTTGGGGAAGAAATTGTTATAGTTTGATATTGTACCGGTGCTTGTAAAATAGCAGTAAACACATAAGGCACCATACCAAAATTAGATACCCAGCACGTATCCTTTATTGAAATATCAGAAGAAAGTGCCGATGATAATTTTACAATAAGAGTCAGAGGGTCTGTAGGAATTGTCCTTTCATCAAGATATCCTATATCTAATATTGAGAAATATTTATTATTTCCAAAATTTAGTACGTTTTTTAAATATCCAAAATATTTGTCTTCGTAACTGGATTGTAATGGACTAACAGCATTGTCATAAAAATATGTCACAAAGAAATCATAACAAAACTGTCTAGCATCTTTATATCCTTGGTCTTGTGAATTTAAAAGTTGGCTGAATTTTTCATCTAATCGAGCATTTACAAAATTGATATACTGTTGTCTAATATCATTAAAATCAGCAATATGTCTATAACTTTGTAATAAATAATTACTATAATATGTTCTTATACCCTGAATTCTCTTTATAGTTACAGGTTGTTGTAAAGTATTTGTTGTTGGAGTTACAAAAGTATATTTTATGTAATCTTCGTATAAATTTTTTAACAAATTTATAACAGAACCGTCATCAGTAAGAAAAAAAACAAATTTCAAAAAAGAAATACCATCTTGATATTGACTTAAAGAACTCATTTCCTCATAAATTGTATCATAAGGAAAATTTTTAATAATTGACAACAAAACAGGAGCCACATCTCTAATTGGAAACTTTTTAATACAGAAAGAACTATATTCAATATCAAATGTATTGGATGGTATAAGTTTTATTTCAGTTCTTGATGGAGAAATATCCTTGATTGTAAGAGATGATGATAAATTACCTGCCACTTCTCTTACAAAATTATAA